CCGATCCTGACACGGTTCTAGTGCTTTAATTTTAGCTATATCTAGTTTAATCACGCCTCATCCCTTCTTGTCTCTTCAATCTCTCTTAGGACCTTAAGCCTCGCCAAGACTTCAGCCGAGGCAAACGCTAGCTCCCTTGCCACTGACTGCGCCAGGACCGCTTTGGCGTAAATGTTTTCTATCTCAAGCAGCAGGGTGTCGGTTTGGTAATCGCTCAACGCTTTTTGGTTCATTTTGAAAGCCACCGAAATAGCTTAAGGGCAATAAGCGCCGGTATCCAAATCAAAACGGTTACCACCAGCAAGAACCCTACAAACACCTCTTCTATCAAATCCAAAGGGTCACTCATCGTCATGCTCTCCTTTTACTTGTTCTACCTCTGTCGTGATCTTCGGCAACTGTCTCCACTTCCAAGTCGCGTTTTTTTTACCACTAACGTGTTCCCACCAGCCTAGATAAACACTGCCATCATTAGTCAAAGCACAAACCGTTTCGTTGGCTGTATAGCCCTCTGCAACCATGGAGTTAATTGCGACCTGCACAACCCGTTGAGTTTTATTGACGTACATTAATCATCTCCGCGTTGGTATTTCTTCACTTCAATCGCTGCCTTCAAAAGATCGCCGATCTGTTTCGCGCAAGCCACGGAAGCCATGACTCGCTCAACGTCATAAAGATGTATCGCCGTGTCCTGGTCTTCTCTTACTAAGCCTCGCATCAATTTGTGTAAGTGTTGAGCCGACCCGATCAACAAATTCTCTGAGGCTGATAGCTCCTGACTCAAGTTGTCTTTGTGCAGCGGCAATACTTCGGCTTGGGATACGACGGTCTTTTCTGGCTGCGTTTTTAATTCTTTGGGCTTCGACGTTTCGTTGGTACCACTCACGACGCTTGGCAAGGATTTGCTCACGCTTGGCTTGGTAGCGTTTCTTTGCTCGAGTATTCTCTTTAGCGCGTGCTTCCTCAATGCGTCTGCCCCTTCGCTCCCGTGCACGCTGTAGCTCATGCTGTCTTCTAGATCGTCGATACTCTCTTCGCTTCTCTGGTTCATATCCATCTCTCTTTCTTTTCGCTTCATTTTCTCGGTGACCCGGCACCAGGAGCATCCGGCCCTTATGCCTCCACTTGGCATACTCTGGATGCTCTTTTGTTATTCCTTGTGCTTTCAGCCAATCCGCTACGATCCCCATTTAAAATAAGTGAGCCCCGAAAGAGTTCATAACTCTCTCTCGAGGCCCGGAGCAACCACACTGCCGCGTGGTATGTTGAATTTCTTGTTAAGTTTCGATGCTTTGTCGTCCGTCTCTTCATCAAACGCTTTCGTAGGGCCGACGTCCCTAAGGTCATACGCATCAGAGTAATCGTGTTCCATGATAGAGGCCCCGGTAATAGCGTCAGCGAACAATGACTTTATAGCCATGCTTCGTGCTCTTCTTACATACATAATCTGAGGGTACTTAAACCAAACCGTGTCTTGTCCTGTGGATGTTTTAGGAGCATTGATCCCTGCTCGCGTGGCGTCTTCTACCGTAAATGCAAAACTCTGTGGCTTCTCCATGCCTTTTCTGTGTAAGACACACACCCCTCCAAACACTTCTGTGTTCAAGTTTTTGTTCTCAAAGCAAATCCTGTTGTAGTCTTTGTCGATTGTGAATTCCTGGATAGAAATAAAATCAGGATGTTTCTGCACTAAAGCTAACGGCAGCTCGCCAAACAAGGAAGGTGTTCCTTTGATGACCGCTATATTTCTAAGTGAAGGTTGCGGCGGTAACTTCAATTGTGCTGCGAAATTCCACGCGCTCAACACTTGTGCGACGTTCTCTAGGTGCTTTGGTATTGCCTTTGCCAAGATCATTTGCTTTATGAAACTGACTAGCTGTCCGTGATCTGATGGCGCTAAAGCATTTGTTTCAGCATCAATTGCTATCATCGCTCCTGTTTTTGGGGCCTCTTCTTTCTTCAGCTCCTCTACTGGCTCTGTTACTTCTCTTGCTTCCATGGGGTTGCTCCTTATTGTTTTATCCAATGAGGTACTTTCACGTCCTCATAAATTGTCTTTGCTAACTCTTCACTAAACATCTCTGCCTCGTGCATTTCTAAAATCACCGCAAGCGCCGTTCTTTCTACTGGGTTTGTTATTTTCACAACAATTCCTTTAGCGCCGTTTGGTAAAAATCCTGTCTCAATTGATAGCCGTAGTTTCGGTACATTCTTCTCATCCAAATTCAAACTCGGGAAACTGGTCGTACTCTGCTCTCTTCGGCAGAGAAATCATCTGCGCTTGCAATTGAACCCCAGGCCATTGGTTTGTCTCTATACAACGCTTCAGCAAGCGTAGCCCGTGCTGGTACCACTGACGACCCATAGCTAACATTTGATCGTCAGCAACGTACACTGCGCACTCGTAAGGCGGTGTCTTTTCCACCACTATGAATGAAGCGCTCTCAGGTTGTTTGCCGTTTATCGCTGTCAGACCGTCGTAGTAAAATGCCATTTGCAGATGGTACAACATTCGCCAAATATCGTTCGAGAACATTCCCGCTCTGACGTCACGCGAAGTCTTAAAGTCTACTAAGTGTGTCCCGCCATTATCTTTATCGAGACTCAAGTAGTCCGGCCGAATGCGGCAGTAAATTCCTGTGTCTGGATCTTTAAAATAACCGCTGACCTCTGGGCGTCCGTCCACGAGAAGGTTTCTGGCTATTGAGTGCTCCATTACGCTTTCAATCATTCCGATCAAATGCTTCTGTTCATCTTGCGTTATGATTTGCGCGTCGGGGTGCTGGTCTTCTCTCCACTTGGCACGCTTGTCTTTCGCTTCCTTGCTGTTTTTGCTCTCCTTGCCGTCTTTGGTGTAGCCAACGAACTCAGGTTCAACCACATACAGGTCCCTGAACTTCCTCGGCTCTAAGAGCATCATGTGAGCGGCGCGACCAAATCGGAAGTGATCCTTCTCGCCCTCTTCGTCTTCCTCGAGTCCTAGCAGCCAGCTCAGGTAGTGTTTAGGCGACCGGAGGACCTTCTTCAGCCCTCCGCTGGAAATCGTGTCACGGTTCGCGTGGTAACGTTCCGCGGGCTCTTCAAAATCGAGTCGGTTCGGCAGGTCGGGGGCTATCAAAGGCAGCTTTACGTTTCTCGGATTCATCAGTTTGGCGATGTGGCTGATCGGACTATGCTCCATGTTCGGCCTCTACGACTTTCACTAGCTCGGTCAGGTAAGTGTTTACGTTCGTTCGAGCAGCTTCCAGAAGGAATGAGTTGCTGTCCTTCAGAGCCAGGCCTTTATACGCTTTGTGGTAGGTCACGAACATCACCGCAGCTTGCGCTATGGATTTATGTTTCTCGGCTTCTTTGGCTAAGTGTCTGAGTTGTTGAATTTCCATTTCGTACATGGCTAATAGTCCCCCACGAACATTACGGTCAAAATTCTGTAAGGCACCATCTCGTAAGGGTCTTGGTAGCTGCCGTCTACAGGCGAACCGTAGTCGATCTTGAAGAGGAATTTTTCTCCCTCAAATTCCAGCTTGCCGAAATCGCGCTCGCCGTATGGATCATCACCACCTGGAAACTCTGTCACGTTCCCAAGAGCTTGTAACAAGCGCTCTCGCACTGTGACGTGGTTCTCAAAGCCTGCGAACCATTCGCTCACAGCTTCGGAGAAATAAATTTTACCTGCTATGCCCGGAGTTCGTTTCCGAAAGAGATCGTTCTCAAATGCGATTTGTTCAGCCGTTCGCTGCGGCATTCGTTCTGTTTGCATGGGGTTGCTCCTGTGATTCAGTTACCTGTTTGTTCTTTTTTTGAAAAGCGTTTAAATAAAATCTCGGCGCGGCGCTTTCTCCGCAACCAGACCAGCCTTGTGGTCTCCGGTAAATCGGGCTGCGACAAATATGCTTCAAGATCCTGCATATAAACTTCGTGGACCCTCTTTGTGTACGGTATCGTCAGCCGGTGTAGGTTCTCTAAATCCATCGTTCCTCCCCTTTGTTAATCTAATCTTGCTTCCCCGTTAGCATCGTAGCCACTGTCATAAGCTGCTTGGATTGTTTTGTATTGATCGATAATGCCAAAATCGTTTGCGTTATGATCGCCCCAAACAGCCATCTTGAGAGGCTTCTCGCCCTTTGGAGAAACAAGCGTATCGTAATGCCCGTTCAGCCTTGCGCTTTCGCAATACGGGCAAATAAACGCCCACGTCGTGCCGTCGGATCTGCGCTTAGCTAAAAGCCGACCGTCGTCCGCGCAATACCGGCAAGCTTTTCCTTGCTCGAGTTTGCCCATCAAGTTTAGCCGGTGCTTCTGCATCCGTTGCGCTTTGTCTTTCGCTGCGAACTGCTGAAACTTGTCTATCATGGGAGCGAATTTTTCTTCGCCGATCATCCGGTCGCAGAAATTCATAAACTCTTGGTCGTCGCAATCCTCTACGGCTTTTAGCAAAAGATCTAATCGGGCTTTCGGGTAAGCCTTCTCCCCGTAAACAGAAATCATTTTTTGCATCGCTATCTTGAACGTGTAATCCGTCATAAGACCTCCAAGCTTCTAGATTTTTTCCGATCTTCAAGAAACGAAAACGGATCTTCCGGCCGATCGTCTTTCCCGGTTTGCAACGAAACCGCGATCTTGTTCAGATTCTGTTCGAAGGTAGCCAGATCGTGTTTTTTCTTGTCGAACCACGGGTCATGCATCTGCAAATAAACCTGCAACATGGCACTTAGTTTTTCTGGAGGCAGGTCTTTCAACATTCGCTGTATTACGCCGCGTTCTTTGCCGCCCAAGATCGGTCGTGCATTGTACCGGGCCTTGAAAGCTTGGCAATATGCAGCAATTACGAACGCAGTTTGCTTGTTCACCAAAGAACCTGGGTCTGGTGGCGAAGGTTTCGTAGGAACTTTCGCCGCACCGAGAGGTGCGAGAGAATTCTGACTTTCCTGGTTGATTTCTGGTGGAGCTTTTTTGGTGGGCTCCCCTTTACGAAGTAAAGGTTCTTTTTCTTTCTTCTTTTCTTTTCTTTTCTTTAATTCATTTAATTCATTTAATTCATTAAAGAGCCTTTTTTCATACGTAACTAGCTGTAATGACTGGAGGCGATCTAACACTCCATCAATGTTCCGATTACTTTCGAGCATGTCTCGGATGTGTTTCGACGACAGTTCGACGGTGTCTCGGGCTACGTCCGAACAGGCTACGATAAGGTTTAGGAACACCCACCGCTCACTCATGGAGAGTGTTCGGATCTTTGCATCGGTGCAGAAATTCGCTTTAATCATGATCTTTTTATAGGTGCTTTTGTGCCCTGTGTTATGCTTGTTCCAGTTGATTACATGAATTTTATAAATTGTGTTTTTCATAGAAGACCCCGTCAGCTTTAGTTGTTACATCAACACCAATAGATCTAAGCAAAAGAGTAGTTTCCGAGTTCAGGTCGAACCATTCTCTGGAATCGACGTAAGATAAATGCTCATGGAATATCTTGAGATATAAGCGCTCTAGGCGACAAGCCTCAGCTTTATTCGGGCATTCAATCGAAAGAAGGAAAGAGACCAAAGATTGTTGGCTAGAGTAGGCGTATTTCCGAGAATGCGGATTGTAGCTATGACCAATTTTAAGATTAACCCTTTTAGAACCAACATACCGTTGTGCTATGAAATAAACATAAGCCACTCTCACGCCGTAGCCCTCCCCTTTGAACTACTAATTTAACTTTACATTCAGTGGGGATTCAGGCATCACATGGATGACTGATCGCCACTAACGATCAGTTAAGCCTACAAAGGGAGCTCGTACCTCCCTAAGTGGCACCAGAAACTTGCCTTAAAAATTAGCAATAGGCTTCAAAAAAATAATGATTAGGTAAAATTTCCAGAACCCGCTCCCGGCAAGGGTTCGGCCCTCGACGCTCAGCGTTTGAGCTTCTTCCAATTGAATCGTATCTCGTGCTGCCCGTGCTCGGGGACCCATTCTATCCTGACGGCCTCGCCGTACTTCGCCTTGATTTGGTGGCAGGCCTCTGTGACCTTTTCCTGGTTCTTGTAAAGCCAGTCAGCCCCGCCGTCCATACCCCTCATTTTATGCTCGAAGGTGATTAGGTTGGTCCGCATGGTTTTATACCCCGCCGCGATGAGTCGAGCAGAAAGCTCCCAATCTGAGAAAATCCAAAGGCTTTCGTCGAACCCACCCACTGACCGAACCGCTAAGGCGTCGCAAACATAAACACCCCAAGAGCCGACGGGCTCGTTAAAGGCTTTAGTGGCCCCCCAGGACTGTCCTGAAAAGGAAACCGCAAGTTGGGCCAGCCCAGCGTTTTGCGCGAAATCTACCGCACCCTGGAGAGTTTGCCGTACCACCTCGTTCTGTATCCGGGAGAACTTAGTATTAAGGTCAGGCCGTAATTTGAGTCCGAATACGTCGTCATCGGTAAAAACGAAATAGCGCTGCCCCCGGTCACGCGCGACCTTCACCATTTGGTTCATCATATAGCTAAAGCCTTGCCCTGACTTGGGGAGGACAACGTAATCAAGCTCGGGGTGGTGTTCCCGATAAATCGCTTCCTCTTGGGGCTCCACTAAAATAACAGGATCGTTGATCCATTTAAGTAGTGGAAGGTGGGGTCGTCCCAGGCTGCCGGCCATTATCAGTGGGGTAGTCATAAAGTGGGTCTCCTGGTTTGCGGTTCTTAGCCCGCTCAAGTTCATCTTTCATCGGCCCGCAATGTTGGATTTTGTCGCGGAAGTAATACACGAGGCTGCATCTTTTAGCGTCCGGGCTCAAAGGTACGATCTGTGTGTTGCCGTGGTACTCATGGGGATCGAACAGAATCAGGTCACCGGTTCTGAGTTCAGCAGCGATCCGGTAATTTGGAAACACTAAATGTCCGCCGGTGTAAGCCCCTTGCCGAATGACCGATAAGCAACTGAACCCGTCCGCCAGGTCCCCAGCGTCTTTGTGGCAGCTCGTGCGGAAGTTCATGTTAACCGTGATGGTAGTAAAGACGGTGTCCCCAACGATGTAATCCTTCGGTGTGCGGTCGCAAACGCTTTTCTGGTAATTCCACCGCTCGGGTACATATTGCTTATAAAGTTCATTAACCTTTTCACATAAAGGAATAACCCTAGCGAACTTTTCCGGGTGTTGATCGTTCCAAGCGCAAGCGTGACCATAGGGAAACCGAACCGAGCGCTCGAAGAACCCAATGATACCGCTGACAACTTCCCAGCCTTTCGGCACTCGCGTGGTCTTGGAGTAAGTGCCGTCCATTTTCTTTCTAGGCTCAGCTTCAATACCAGAAGCGATCGAGCGATTCTCTGTCTTGACGTTATAATTCTTAAGAACTGACCAAGCTAAAGCGTTAGTCTCTTTAGGGATCACGTTCTTTAAAATCACACAAAGCGGGTCGCCGTTCGGCTTCCTGACAAACACATCTTCGTCGAACAATTCGTCGTAGTCCGTCTTGTCAACGAACCGCATTTTCCAATCTTCGTCGTTATGCCTGGACTGTAGCTGAATGTGCCTCACGCACTACCTCCAGAACGGCGTCGCTGATGTTCTCTAGGCCTCGGTGCTTAGCTAGGTCTTCTAGTTTGAACATGAACTCCGCATGAGCTTCAGTGCTAAAATAAAGCTGAACCTGTCGGACCCCGTCGCTCGCGCTACGCATTTCTGGCGTCTCGGGTGGGGGCATATCCGGGAGCTGCTCGTCTGCTACGATGCCGGCGAACATAGCCGAGAACTTTTCCATATTGATTTCTGGGAAATGGAAAGTCGCCACCACGTCGTCGAAAGGAATGTCTGACTCACGCAAGAAAGTCGCGAGAGAGTCTTGTGTCATCCGTCCGTACTGAGAAGTACCAGCTAAAATACGGCGCTTTGCCTCTGCAAAAGTATCAGCATGAACAAAGCTAACCGGCAAATCAGGGATCGTGTAACCTTCTACGTCGCGCATTTGCTTGAGGGCGAAGGTTCTTTGGTGACCGTCAATAATGTAGTTCTTCCCCTCGTTTTGCCAAACATGGACCGTAAAGCTGAACCCATTTTCTATGAGATTTTTGCGTAATTGCTCGTACTCAGCTCTCTCCAGACGCTTAAGAGAACCCTGAAAAGGCTCCAAACTGTCTATAGGAAGATACGCCGCGCCTTCGACCGCTATTTTAATTACCTTTTCCATCACGCCTCCAATTAGCAATAACGAGTTTGAGGCTTTATTTATATGCCGTTTCATTCCAGGTCGGCAAACCCTATTTAAACGAATCTGATCACCTTGTAAAACCACAAGGTAAAAAAACCTTTTCTTTTCGCATGGAGCGGTGCATAATGAATTCAAGAGTGAGGTGAAGAATGAACCAAGCCTTCAAGATTGATTACATGGGCCGAGAAATAGAGATTCGTTTTATACAAGAGGACCAGTGGATCATTCTGATTGACGGAGACAGCGAGGCAGTAGGCCCGGAAGAGGGTTACACGAAAAAGGCCCAAGCCTTAGCCGACGCTGTGGAGTACGTAGACTATTTGAACGGCTTAGAGAATGGAGACTCAGAACCACACGAACCAGAAGACACAGGTAAAGATAATTGGCGCATTGACGGGCAGGGCTCATAAAATGAGAACTTATAAAGTGGTTTTGGTAAACGAATACGGCAAACGCACAGTGACTTTAAAAGCGAAGAACCGGGAAGAAGTCTTAGCCTGTTTAGCGGAGAATGGTGGCGGCCTTATAGTGAGCGTTAACGGACGAAAACCTGAACCACGATGGTGGAGGTAATATGAGATTCACTAACTTAGGCACCCCGAAAAGCCTGCAAGAAGCGATCGAGAATGCGATGTGTTTGGTCGTTCCAGCGGGCCAGTTTCCGCAGCATTGCCGCGAGCAAGTGCGAGACTTCCTGTCACAACGGTTCAGCGTGGCTCAGATGAGAATGGGCCAATGGCGCGACGGGACCAGCACTCGCTATTCGCCAGAAGAGATTTTGGCCGAGCTGTGGAAGCAAATAACCTTGGAGGACAAGTGAACCGCTTACAGTTATGGAAAAGCCTTTTCGCGCATCCGGTGTTCGCCTCAGCTATGAGGAAATTACGCAAGCCAGAAGTGGCGCTTTGCGAAGAGTTTATCACTAAGCACGACCACCTCGGGTATGCGGATTTTAATTTTCACGCTTCCCGGTGGATGCTTGATGATGCTAATAAGCCTAAGAACCATAATACGATGTACGCTATGGTCATGGCAGCTAACCCGTTGCCACCAGACCTATCTAGGAGAAAAACATGAGTAAACCTTACGAACAGTACCTACCGAAGAAAGAGAAGACCAAGCTAGTGCAGATCCATTTAGACTTGGAAAGCCACAAAGCCCTTAAAGAAATCCTTGATAAAAACGGATGGTCTTGGGGCGAATTCCTTAAAGGGCTGACGCAGAAATACCTAGACGATCAGAAAATTAAAAAACCTAAGGCGGGTTGAGATGTACGACTTTAAATCTGAACACATAAGCAAAGACGCAAAGGCGCACGTTATGGGATGCGCCCAACGTATGCGGCCTCAGTTCTTACGAGAGGTCTTCCACATACCGGTTGAAGAGTTACCGCAGGCCTCTACACGAGACAACTTGCGCGCCGTCAACCAAGGCCGAGACCTGCTTGTGGGCTACCGAACCCTGAGCGACGATCAGATCTTCCAAGCCTTCTGCCAAGAGATCTCAAACGACGAGTTCGGGTTTTGTTCTTTGAGTGAAATTAAATGTCGCGAAGCTGCTAAGAAATTAGAAATGCGTTTGCTAAACGACCCCGAGTGGTTCCTAGAGAACCTTTGGCACGCGTTCCTATCGGCCGCAGAAACTGATTACCATTACGCTTATGATAAAAACTACGACTGATCTTGTTTGAAGTTTTGGTAAGTCTTCTTATGCCGCTCGAAGTTCTCGTCACACTTACGCTTGAATTCCTCGTCGGCTAGCAGGTCGTACCAAGCGCGAAACGCTGCTACCCATTGGGCGACAATCCGATCTCCTACGATAAGCATAAAGAAGGCTATAATATAGCCCGTGGCTTTCATTGGCATTCCATAGCGCTGTTACCCGAGGCCGAGTAATAAATACGGCAGGTGGCTTCTGAGAAGTAAGGGGCTTGATAAAGAGGCTGCGGCGAGTAGCCTTTGTTCAGCACTATAAGGTAGACATACCCGAGCAGGCGCATAGTCTCGACGTGAGCGCCGTTCTTATACTTAAAGACGCCAGAGACTTGCACCGGGCCTTCTTGTTGCTGTCCCCATGTTTCTACGCCGAAGATCTCGGACCATTCCCGGGAATAGAAAGATTGGTTCGTTTCCACGACTCGCAACTGGTCACCATGACGGATCTTGAGTGTGCCGCTGACCATTTCACCTTGTTTCCAAGGCATGATGACAGTGAGTTTGCTGGTTATTTTGGAGCCCTCGACGACGCGACAAATCTCGACGCCGCGACCGAGCGAGTGTTCGCAGCCTCCGACCACTAGGGTTAGGTCGTTTCCTTGATCGGGGCCAGGTGTTTTGGGAATAAAAACCGGCGAATGCTGGCAGCCTGAGAGCATAATCACCAGCATCGCCGTAACAATGGAGGCTAACGTAACTATAGGCGAGTACATCAACCGCTTATCTGTTCGGCGACAGGTTCGGATTTCTTAACAGGTATTTTAATACTAGTGGTGTAATCCACAAACCAAACCAAAGCCCGGAAAACCTTACCGTCTTTAAACGTCGCTACAGCCGCGTCATCAGACGTAGAAGGGGTGGCCGACACATAGGCGTCTATGAGACCCATAATAGGCTTAAAAATAGCCCTAAAGACGCCAACAGCCATGACAATGCTGGCGACCAACGGATACTTCGTAACGAGCTCCAAGATGAATTGTTCCATTCAGCTATCTCCTTGTCGTGCATAAGCACATCGGTTAATTTGATTTTACGCATACCGTCCTTATCGGAGGCAAATGAAATTCCCTAAGCCTAAGCGCAAGTCCGATGATCTCGTAATGGAACACTATCGGCAAGGGCAGTGCGTCGTTTGCGGTCGAAAAGAAGTAGACCCCTGCCATATTCGATCTCGCGGAGCTGGTGGTCCAGATGAAGAGTTCAATTTGATCCGTATGTGCCGCGAACACCATCAAGCCCAGCACAAATTAGGATGGATTACGTTCATCAAAAAGAACCCCGTCGTGGGCATGGCTTTGAAGGCTAAAGGCTGGCAGATTTCAGGCGACGAGGGAATGTGGCACCCAAAGCTTAGCTCTGAGGTTCTCGACGGAGATTCTTGACCATAAAGGTGTCTTTACCAATTTTAATCAGCTGCATATTCGCCATGGCGTGCTCGATGTTTTTTATCTTGGTGTCGTTCGACTTCACAAAGTCCCGTAAAGCATCATTCAATCGGTCCGCGCCTGCGACGTTCGAGCGAATGCGCTCCTCTAGAAGTTCGAATTTCATCTTAATTTCAGTGGCTAGCACGGCAAGATGCTGAGATTGGTCTTTCTGAAGCTGCTGTAAGTTCTCTAGCTTATTTGTAAGAGCCTGCAGGTCACTCACGATGTCGCGAGTCTTTTCATCCTTAAGTTCGATGATCTTTTCTTCAGCTTTACGCTTCAGCTCGACGATAATCCACCCCGCACCGGCGAGTGAAAAAAAGATTCCAGTTGTCCATTGGATAGCGTCCCAGTTCATAAGTTCTTTATCGGTGTACGCCAGAGTTCATTTAACGGAGGGTTTCTATCCCCGTCAAAATACTGATCTAAAGCCGTCTGCGGTCCGTATACAGAAACGTAAACATTTCCCGCTTCGTCTTCAGCCGGGAGCCTAAAGTGCTTATAAATCAATTTTGAGATCCACAGTCCTGGCGTCCACAAGGTGATGCTGGCCGTTCTGAGAAAGACTAGATGATTGAGGTCATCGGTCGTGCGCTTCGGGGCAGTAAGGGACTGAAGAACCAGCCAAAGGCTATCAATGATAGTAAGGAAATCAAAAATGACGATCATGACTAAAGCCGGTGTCGCCAGCCACATTGGTCCATAAAGAAACAAGCCCCTAAAGAATATGGGCCAGGTTTTCAGCTTACCCACTATGGGTAGTGGTCCACACCAGTCTGGGATCTTCTTGGCGTCGTCCCATTGGCCGATCTTCTTGGTGTTCCACAGAAAGAACCCTCTTTTAAAGAGCAGCTTGTAAATATGCATAAATTTGCCGTAGCTTTGCTTACTAGAAAGCAGCATTCCGCACAGTATTGGGAAAAGGTTGTCCCAGCTCATCGTGCCGGGCCGACCCCACCATTGGCTGTTGTCAGGGTGGCGAACAGGCTCTGGCCCCTCAAACAGCATTTGAGCCCGCATTAAGAACCGTAAAGTACCTTGGGGATATACCGCGACGTACTCGAACCCAAGCCTTTGGGCGGCGTCCCCAAACTCAAGGGCACCGTGGTCATCACGATGCCCTATAAAGCCGAGTGGATCTCTGTAGTCCGAAAGCTGCTTCACTAACGAGGTCCTTCACACCTGAGAGACCAAAAGGAGTCGGAGGCGGCTGTAGTGTTACAAACAAAAGTAGAAGCCTCAGCGCTAGACGTAGTTATATTGTCTATGCGGCCACAAATAGCGCCGTATCTGGTTTGCACAAAACAGTGTGGAGCAGTGGAGAAGGTGCCGGCGGCAAAATTTACCGTATAAGCTCCTGTTCCGCTCCTAGTAACTGAAGAAATCCAATTTCCAGAGGACCGGTAAACGTCGCAAGGGCTAGAGCTACAACTCGTTCCGTCAGCAGTCTTTCCTATCGAGGCGGCGTTTACTTTCCACACGCCTGCGTAATCGCTCACAACGCTGTTAACCAATAGTGGCGCTGGGATCGCTTGAGAAAGTGACTCGATTTCCCACTGAATGCTAGGGCTTCCTATGCTGGCAATGGTACCTGTGCCAGAGCCAAACGCTGCTTGTAGCTTAATAGTTTGCGTAGAAACACTTACCGCGTTTAGTTTTCCGCAAAGAGTTTGACGTGACCCAACCGCCTCACCGACTGAGGCATAAGAACGTCTCATGCCGTCGTCTAACACGTTAGAGGCTCCGTCAACCATTCTGTATTGAATGTTTTCAACAGAAACCGGAACACTAGGGTTAAACGAAGCGCAAACTTTGTACCAACCCGCGCGAGCTGGAGTAAACGAAATTGCTGGAGAAACTGAGCCGACAGTGGTCACTGTTCCGAAGTTTACATTTGCCCTTTCTACCAGAGAACAGGTCGCATCGTCTGTGAAGTCCCCAAACGATGTTGAAGTTCTAGACCACGTGCAAGTACTAGCATGGTAACCAGACCAGAAGCTTGGCGACGTGCTTGGACTAACCGCAAGCTCAGAGGTCAAAGGAAAGCGGTAGATAAGAAACCGTGGGCCAGTGTAAGAACCACCGGAACCAATACGTAAAGTGGTGCCACCGGTTTTCTTGCCGCGTAAATCATACGTCCGTGTCCCGGCTGAGGAATAATTAAACATACCTGTCAGCGACCAAGGGTAGGCATCCGTATTATTAATATAGAATTCGTGATCCCCAGATCTAGTAATGCTATCAGAGACAGACAAACCAGCGTAATTCGCTGCTGAGCCAGAGGTATCAGCCCCTCCCTCTACAATAACCTTATAATTACCGGCAGGAAGATTGTTCAAGGTGATCTGAGGAAGATCCGCGTCCGTAGCTTGAATATATCCAAACGGATTAAACTCAATCGTCGGAGCTGGACAATCAGCATCACTTGTAAACGGCGAGTATGATGTAGAAGTAGTGTTCCATGTACAGTTAGTAGTAGGTGGAAAGTAAGCCGATCCAATAAACGTCGCTTCAGCAACTTTCAGCAGCTCAAGCTCACCAAGTTGACCGTTATCTAGAGCCACTATGGCAGCGTCAGCCGTAGACTCAACCCGCACTCTGAATTGTCCAGAAGTAGGGCAAGGGAATGAAACTGAAGCCTTAGTTGTGTAAGTTGCTGCTGCGAGAGTCTGAGTTGCCAACACGTTGGCCGAACCGTCCAAGACCTTAAGGGCAAGGTTCGCGTCCCCTCCCTTGTAGTAAATGTGCGCTCCGCAGTTTCCGCCCTGAAGTCCGACTGGAACTGTGTAGAGGTCTGACTGTACATATTGACCAGAGGAACTAGCGTCAAACGTAACAGACTTTTCTCCAAAGAGAAGGTTAGACCCAGAAGTGACTTCGGCATAGGTGCCGCCTGAGCTGGCCCAGTTAATAGTAGCTCCGTCCTCGAACCCTGGGTTACTGAGAACAGAAAAGCCTGAGCCTCCAGATCCAGAGCCGGATCCAAAATCCTTATAAAGTGAACCGTCGTTACTGAACTGTAACTTGTCGGTCGTTTCGTTCCACTTAATCGCCGGGTTAGCTGCGCCCGAACCTTTGTTGATGATGATCTTTTTATCCGAAGCTGCGCCGTTACCGAACTTCAGTGTGTTCGAAGGAAAAGTTTGAGCCTGCACGACAGGAGCTAACATAAGCGAGGTCGCTGTAGCCACCGGCACACCATACTTAAGAAGCAATTTGAAACGATTTATCAATTTTCTCATTAGAACATCCTCCATCCAACACCGTTTGAATAACATCGCAAGTAACCCCATTGGTCGTCAATTTCCTGCAAAGGTTGACCAGAGATCTGCTCGCCACCTTGCCCAGAAACCCCGAGGGAGTTAACCGAGCTATCAATTTTAACAAAGTTAAACTCTTCTCCAGGAACGAGAGCTGCTAGCGGAAGAACCATCACAGTCCCGCTGGCTGAACAATCTACTTCTACTATTCTATCAGTAGAGATAACGTTCTTCTCACCGCCACCAGCGACCAGGCGAATAGGGCTTCGGCGCTTGCGTGGCAGAGACAAAGGCTCGCGGTCAATGTCCGAAATAGCTAAGCTCGTTTGCGCAGCCGCTAACTTCACCGCACACACGATAACATCATTTGCTTGTGTGGACGGGTAAGCTGGGCTTACGCCAGGGGTGCCGCTGATTAAGACTAGCTCGCACTGAAGCTGCTTATGTAAAGGCACCTGTACGACCGGGTTCGTAGGTTGGTTGATAAGATTGGTGTCCGTATCAAGAGGTCTGAGCACCAATAAAGACCAGCGAGGGTTAGAACCATCGGCGACAAACGTCTCTGTGCCACCGGCAAATATCATCTGTCTTCCGTTTGGAGCAGAGGCGATACCGGCTGCGATGTCTACGTCAAGGTTTCCTGCTAGAGAATAATCTAGCCCTTGCAATCTTGCTCCTCCAAAAGCGCCTTCAGCTAAAGCTCTGTACGAGTCCGTCAGCCAGGTTTGCATATTGGCGAAGTCGAGGGGTCGCCATAGATACTGCTCGTAGAAGTAAAACTCTCTTATATCGCCATTTGCCATACTATGTCGCCTCCGTTAACCCATCGTACCCAGTGGTAGCCAACGCGTTTCTTGTTATACAGTTAACAAGATCAAATTCGTTGACGTCTGTCACTGGCACAGTGAGCCCAAAATCGTTTAGGTTTAGGTTTTGCCTTAAAATATAACCAGATCGCGCAGGTTGTGCGGCCTGAATTTCCTTTTCCATGTTCTGTAGGTCCAGCCCTGTGACCTCGTAATCGAAGATCCTGATCTCGTATGCATAAGCGTCTAGCTGGGCCTTGGTAATCAGTTGTTGGTCGCCGCCGAACAGGGTGGTGTTCACGCCTAAACGATCTCCTCCAAGCCTCCAATGAAGATTAGAGACGTATTCGCAGAACTCTAGGGCAGGCACTCCGACCTGATCGAACGCTGGAACAAAGTAAAGGAAAGTGTTTTGTCCCAGCAAGGAAACGCCCAGTCTCCAAGGATGGAGATCCAGCTTGCCGTACTCAAGGATCTGCACATACTTACCTTCGGGTATATAGCCAGAAACAAGAGTCAGGATTTCCCAAAGTGAAATGCGCGGTTGCTTTCGGATCTTTTCTATAACTCGAGATTGTTTCTCGGCAAGCGTTACGGAGTCATTGAACTTAGAACCGAAGGCCTTAACGACCCAGTCGTCGATCTTTTCATCCGCATCCGCGGGAAAGTAGTTAGCGTAAATGCGAGACATATTCGTGTAGCCATTAGCGAGCAACTGAGCTTTCGAATAGATTGAAGCGGTGGAATAAAAGCGATCGGGCTTACCGTCAGGGTAAACTCCCTCGGGCAGCTCTCTTTGCAGTACGCGATAAAGTTCATCTACGTTTAAAAACTTTGGCATAACTTAGAACGTCAGAACTACTATAGCTCCTGGTTCGGCTATCTCCCTTTGTGTGAGCATCCAATTTGGTCCACTTGGCGCAAGATCATAAACCTGTCTGTCTGAAATGATTTCTCCAAACTCCCCTACAGTGTAAGGAGTAGAAGACAATCCAGCGTCAACGACTTCCTCGATTTCACTGGCAAGAACAAAGCCAGAGGCCCCGAACCTTCTTCCGCCTGGAGGAGTCTTATAAATAGCCCGCTTTACTTCTCTGACGACCAAAGCCTCTTGAGTCAGAGTTTGTCCTGCCGGGACTGTGGCTCCGTTACCTTCGCGATACCGGACCTTGATAGTCACAGGCACATAAACCACTTCAGGCTTCTCTACGAACACGCAATCAGTCAAAGGATTTAAGGCGTCTACGTATTCACGAACCGTATCCACTAGAGCATCAGAAGGAACGCGAATAATTGGTTCGCCATTGTTAATAGCAGAGTCCACATCAGTCGTCCCAGCGGTGAAGATCACACCAACTGTCCCAAGGCCATAGATGTATTTTAATACATTCACGTCTACCACAGAAGGGTCGGCTTCTTTTGCCCAGGTCTTGTAATCGTTCTCAGTCCCACCGGCTGGTGGTTGTTGAATTCTGTTCAGAATAGCTGCGGAAGCTTCTTCGTTGCTTTCCTCGTCTCGTCCGTCAGATAAATCAGTCAGAGCAGCAGCTGTGTTGTTAATTCCTGATGGTGGGGAAGATAAAGAAAGCGTCGCCCCGGCTAAAAGGTTTTGGCTTTGACCGGTAGAAACTGATTGCACCGGAATAGCGCCAGTCGTTCCAACCAGAGTTACGGCCTCGATAGCTTGGTAAACATTGCCGTTGGGCTGGTAGAGAAACTCAGTTCCAATTGGTACGTTAGCGCCGTTCGTCCCCGTAACAGCGATTTCGCCCATCGAATTAGTTGCAGCGTTGAAGTCTCTGCCGAAGTAAAGGTTCAGGTGTTTTTGCAGAGCTTCTCGTCGAGCAGATTGTGGGAAGGCGTCGTCAGCTAACTTGCGTTGGTCGGCGTACATTCCAGAAATAACCCCGGCAAGAACCTGGCCTCGTATAAACCAATCAGAGTCTGTCTGGGCCGTATTGACTTCAGGCTTCAATGATTTGAGTATGGTTAAATACTCACCGCGAAGCTCTGTAGGATTTGGAAACACTATCGCCATAATTAAACTCCAAGACCCAGGAATGTTAAGACATCAGCCTGCCCGCTTGCATCAATTATAGTAACCTTTAAGGCCGTCGCGTCACGCTTATTTTCCACGGTCTCCACCTCGATCTCTACAGCCCGACCGTCATCTACCATAGGCTGAAGGGCACGAGCGCCAATCTGTTCAATTCTAGTGTTACTGTTTGTGGAAGGCCGCTTCAAAATAGCAAAGAAGTCTGAACCGTAGTTATTGTCAGGCGCGTAAAGCCAAGTCTGCCTTTTAGTCCTGAGCCTATAATAAGCAGGTAATTTCAACGAGTTGGTTTGCTCCGGAGAACCGTTGACCATAACGTAATCGCCAGTGATGGGGTCTAAATTCCAGCCTTGTGCCATATTAAGTCACCGTTCCTGACGCCACGACTGCTCCACCAGAGCCTGGACCTGTTGTTACTGTTCCCGTGGAGGGGACAACTGCGTTTCCGGTAATGTGCTCGACTATGCCCTCACATAAAGCCTGTAAGATCCGTTCATCAGCAAATACCGGACTATCAGGCGATTGAGGGTAGTTAGAGATCGCCTCGATCTTACTTTTGATTAGGGATTTCATCCCTGATGCCGAAAGTGCCATTAGTAACGACCTCCGTCTTTGGCAAGAATTTTATCGTTCGAGAGCGTGTTAGCTTTCAAAATGTTGAATGCGGCAGCGTTCTGCGGAAAGCCTGTAGGGTAGCCCAGGTTGCCTAAATGCGTGTGCTGAACGATGGTATCAATTAATGATATCAATAAGGTCTTGAGCGTGTCGCCTACGACTACAGTTTCAAAATCACCGTTCTTACCGACCTGAATTTGCCCATTTAACACTCGTACCTCGAACTTGCCCGAAGAATAAACCGAGCTTTCTCCGGCATCTAAATCGGCAGGCTTATCCTTGTCTCTGTGCCCAAGAGTCACCACATTGCCAGGATGATCACCTTGCCGAGCGGTGACGGAAACTGTTCCTTCCTTCGCTCGAGACGCAAACCCGTAAGGCTGCATAATCGGACGATCAGGAATTTCTCCCATGCCAGGATAAAGATCATTGATCGTTTCTGTGTGTTGCGAGGTGGCCCCGGCAGTGCCGGACATGATGATGTTAACTTGCCGTTTAATCTCTAGATTGATGAAGCGTTTTATTTCTGGAGTAATCATAACACCTTCACATCGCTGACCAGAGTGTTCACCTGTCGGCAAAAGAACAAGCTAGTCTGTTGGCTGCCACCTTCGGACATTTCATATTCAACTTGGTAAAGGTACATATCCTCGTCAATACCGTCGAGGTCGTACTGAATTCTATAAACCTGATCTGCTTTATATGGTTCTCCGCGATCGTTGTAATGCCCAACGACTCGGCACTGAACCTGTAGCTCGTGAATGTTAGCTCGGGCCATCTCTCGCTTAGCGTAAGCTTGCAAAAGGTTAGCAGCACCTGCCCTGGTGACAGTGTTTCCGCCAGTGGTAGCGGTGATTAAGTTGATCTCTGCTAGGTCTTGTGGCGAGGAACCCTCAGGTGTGGACACTACGATAGAACGAATGACCCGATGTCCGCGCTTGCGTAAATCAGCAGGACCACGGTTTTGGTTATAAAGAATTTGTTCTTTGCTCACTCGGTTCTGAACTGTCTCCTGTCCGTTCCAGATCGGCACTACGATATTGGGGCAAGCTGTAGAGTTGCGAGTGCTGCGGATTGAAAGGACGTTTGAGTCTCGTTCTTTGCGTGAACACTTTAAAACTCCCTTGGGCGACTGCCACAGGTTTGGCTTACCGATTACTAAGTTACCGTTCTCATCCATCCAGAAAAGCAAGTTGAGAGACTCGGTGTAACGCTGAAGAGCAGAGAGTTTAGTTTCTCCTGGTTGAGTGGCAAACAGGTAGGCCGTCTTTGGGGTAGAGAGTTTTACTGGTTTAGTGGGGACGCGAGTGTCTTTAGCTAAGCGTCCGATCACTTGGTCTACAGTGTACTTGTTCGAATAAATCGGCGCACTGTCTAAGCTGACCGCATCTTGATCTTCAAACTGACCCATAAGGTCTCGCCCATCGATGGTCAGAGTCGTCCCAGCGATAGCATCTGTTTCAACTGTCACTGTGTCTACTATCCCCACCGCTAAGGACTGCCGGTTAGCTTCAAGGGAAATCAGGTCGCCTTCTTTAACAGGCACACTCGGTAAGCCGGTCCCGTCAAACGCTAACGAGAAGCTAAAGGAGTCTACGGGAATAAGAATCGAGTTGTTGAACTTGTAGGAAACAAACGACTCTGCGTAGAAAGTTTGCCGAGTTTCATCTCCTATTGGAATGATTCTGATAGCTACGGGAGGTAAGCGGCCTTTCTCTCTCAGGACCTTGGCAATCGCCCCGTTCTGCACAGGGATAAAAACAGGCTCTTCCCTTTTTGCGACCGTCTTAGCAGCCATTATGTGACCGCCAATCTGACTCGATCGCCTTTAGAAAAGTAGTTAGCGCTTTGAAACTCCTCGTTCAACAGAAGGATCTGCGAGGCATCATCCACAGCGACGCCGTTGGCGAACGCAATCTCACGAACTGTCATCACTCGCGGGACAACGTAATCGATGAGTTTAATCTGTGAGCTTTGCTTACACTTCTCGAAAGCATCCTGCATATCAATCGCAGTCTCTCTCAGATCGAGAATGACGTCGTAGAACTCTAAGGCTCCTTGGCCGCCTGCGAGAGATTCGAGTTGCGCTATAATTGCAGTCAATTGCGATCGATTGGTTTCAATGTCCTTGAAGATTTGTTCAGTAGCTAAAGCCTGGCCTAAAGCTGTGTCCGTAAACTCAATCGGAAGACTCGCTAAGGTGTCGTTAGGAGAAACAGCAGCAGTAATTCCGGTGTCGATCACCTCGCCGTTAGCGCCTTGAATGCCGCCGTCTTGCACTGGGAGCAAAGCAGGGATCTGCCCCCCAGGATTGAAGGTGCGGTTCATGTTGTTGCCGGTTGAAGCGAAGCGGTTCTTGTACTCACCGAGAAGTTGCTTGATGAAATTCTTTACAGTTCGAACGGCTAAGAGTGTGGCTTCTACTCTTGTAATAGCATTGTCGATTTTCTTAAAAGCATCGGCGAGCTTTTGTAACGCCGAGGGAGCAGTGGTCGGAGGTGTTCCGTAGGAAAGGAACCCGTTGAACGAGTGCTCGACCATATTCAAACGAATCGCCATTGCCTTGCGCGTTTCACTTGAGTGAAGGATGGTGTAGCTTTCCATCTTACAAGTGATGAAGCCTCGGATCGGATGCTCAAGTATGCCCGGCTCAGGGTCATTCAATTCCTGCATCAAGAGATTGAAAGCAGCCATATAACGATTACCGAAAAGAAGGATGTTAATATCAAACGACTCAGGGGTCTTTCCTAGATCCTCAGTGAGTTGCCCGTCCTTATACGGGAAGAGAAACTTCGCATTTCTTCTTCCTCCCGAGTCAGTGATCTGGTCTACAGCAGCGTTGTAATCAACTGCCGATTGAAACACATGGAACAACACCCGACTGTTCGGATTGTGGTAGTAAGCTCCCTCTTGAATGTCCCAAGCTGTGGAACCTCTTCCGGTAAAGAGAGAAAGCAGTCCTGCCGCTCCTCCGACTGTCAGCTTGGCAAAATCCGCAGCGTTGCTTAAATCTAAATTGGGCATTAGTTACTCACTCCTCTTGACCGTTCCAAGTTTGCTCGGAGAGTTGGCGACTTAGTTTCCACTATGATTTTCTGTTGGTTCTTATTGAAGCCGGTGCTCGCTTGTCCGCCGACTAATTGATCTAGCTTAAAGAACAAGCGCTCAAGAGCATTGCCACTGAAGCCTTCTTCTGTTGTCTTGGTGGTCTTTTCGTTAAGTAGTCCGCTGACAGCCGGTTCAGCTAACGACCCGACTCCGTATCCAATCGCGCCAGCAGCCCCTACCATGCCGATGCCCTTAGCAGCGCTGCCTAGCTTACCCATCAGCCCACCAGCAGCTCCTGCGGCACCAGGCAGACCGCCACCGATCTCGGAAGCGTTCACGACGTAAACCGATTGGACATCTTCTCCGCTTATGGCTTCGTAGGCTTCTTTCTTGGCGCCACCAACCAAGCCACCCTTAAGCATACCGCCAATGCCACGAAGGCCGCCTCCAGCAAGAAGGGCAGCAAGAATACCGCCACTAGCCACGACAGCAGTAGAGCCGGCAGTATCACCAACTTGAGACTGAAGAAGATCAGTTGCAAACTGAGTGACGCCGCTGAACGCACCCTCAAGGCTCCCTTTAACCGTATTGATCGTGCCTTTGAAAGAGTCCATAAGACCCATGCTTTGGCGAAAGGCTTGCTCATTGTCTCGGGTAGCTGTCGCTAAACCTTGAAGATTTTTAGTTACACTGTCGCCTTGCTCGGCGATCTTGATCAGACCTTCGGCCGCTTCTTCAGAAAATCCAAAAGTCTGTAAAGACTTTCTAGGATCAAAGCCGATACGCTTCTGCCCCTCTTGGATGAACTGGGTGAGCTTCTTAATATCAAGTTGTCCGTTTTTATCGAAGGCGTTGAACCCTTGGGCCTCCATAGACTGACGTTCAATTGAACTCTTGCCGAGGTATTCTTGCAGCGCCTTTGTAGCTTGGGGTCCTGCGGTTGAAGCGATAGTCGCCAACTGCGCCATGCCCTCAGGTCCGATTTTGGCACGCAGCCCTTTATCCATTGTAGAAAAGATTTGCTCCATAGCCCCAAGGATCTCGGAGCTCTGTTTGCCCGTGGCCTGAACCGCTGCGGTGACTTCGCCGATAAGGTTCTGTTGAGCCCCTTGGTCGTTTACGTCTTTGCCCTGAGCTTGAAGAACTCTGCCAAGTAACCCAGCGACGCCTTTAGCATTACCCCTCTCACCGCTCATGCCGGCCAAGGTAACGGCGCCTTTCGACAGGCTCATAATGCTTTCTTTACCCTTTACGCCGAGCCCTGTTAGCCCCTCCATGGCGCTAGCAGCCTCTTCAGAACTAGCCCCAATTTGCCCTAAACCCTTAGCGACGTAGGCTTGAAAGCTGCCGAACTCGCTCTTAGCTATTCCAAAACTGCCACCCAAGCGACGGATCGTATCCGAGAGAGTAATCGTTTCACCGATGGCGTTCTGGAATTGAGAGGACAACTTAAGAGCACCCTGCAGAGCATTTAAGGACCCGAGAGCTTTAAAGTCAGAGTAAAGCTGGTTAGCTACTCTTCTAAGTAGCGAGGCGTTCTTACGAACTTCCTGCTCTGTCTTACGGGACTGCTGCGCAAGGTTGTCATTTATTTTATTAGCTGTCTTCTTGGACTCTTCGCCTGCTTTTTGGCTGGCGTCGCGCATTTTACTGAGAGCTTGTATGATCGCATCTAAATCGGCACGACCCGTGACTACTACTTCACTCATTTCGACCCCTCTTTAATCCACCCGAGTTTACCACCCGCCAGTGAATGAGCGACCCACCAAACCACTTGGCCTGTTGTCAGTCGTCTAGAGTCAGAAAATATTCCGCCATGCTCACCATTTGCGAGAAAGATAGCGCGGTCAGTGCTAAACGAAACTCGTTCTTGTCGCCCCTCTTTTTTTTTAAAGAGTCTACCAAGATCGTAAGGTCCTGCTCTGACATGGTTTCCAGTGAAGGGTTACATTTATCCATAACCACGACGTACTGCTTGTGAAGGTGCAGGATTTCATCGTTAGTCATGTAATCAAGCATAGGGTCAGTGATTTCACCGACTGCCTGTCCGACGTCCGCTGTGCTCGCTTTCTTCAGGTACTCACGAGCTAACAGAACGTGCTCATGAACGGCGTTTCGAGCTGCTGCAGGAGCTTTCATTAGCTCTGATTGAACAGCATTGTAGACCTGAAGATTTTCGTTAGCAGTCAGAGGGCGAAGCATGAGTGTGAAGTTACGGCATTGAACCGGGTGTCTGTATTCCACTCCGGCTCTCATTGCTTCAAGTTGTCTTATTGGATCGGGGCTGTTGAGTACCATTTCACATTACAAAGAGATGTTGAAAAGCGCCGAGTTACCTACAGCGTCCTCTAATCTGATTGCTCCAAAGTTAAAGGTTGTCTTGACTTCATCGCCAATACCACCGGCGTTGTCATCGTTGTCCTTCAAGAAGAGCCCTGTGGCAATGTAAATGTCAGCGCCTACTACGAATGTGCACTGAACATCGGAACCTTCGTAGTCGATAGCTTCGAACTTGGGTCGGCTGAGCTGGTTTTGAACGGCGATCTGAACCGTGAGGTCCACATCAACGTTACCTTGAACAAACCCGCGATTGAATTTATCGGGGGTCATCGTAGGAACAGCTCTGGCGTTGTGAGTCTGCTTAAGTGTAGCCGATTGCACATCGGAGATTCTCGTACCGTTGATGCTGATGAACGCTCTGTCCGCATACTTAACCATGATTATCTCCTATTAGATTGAAAGCTCATCGAACTGAGTCGTAGCCTCAATGTTCGATCGGATCACATGCAAGCCAGGGATCACGTTTACCGGCGTCTTAACATCAAACGTATGACGATCGCTCGTCGCTCGCTCAACTTGGAACTGTTTACCTAACTGACTCACAGCCTGGAACATCTGCTGATCCTCGAACGCCACTGCTAAGCGAATGAGTTCAGCTTTGATTTCTCGCGCTGTCTCAACACTAGCTTTACGTTGCTTAAAGTCAGGCTGGCTCAAGCGAGTGAACACAGTCTTTCTCCAGTAGAACAACACCTGGAAATCCTGAACATCGTAGTAAGCCGTCACAACAGGCACACCAGAACCGTCAGCAGAAATTCTGCCCGTTACAGATCTGACAAAAGAGACCTCTTCGTTAGGCTTCACGCGGAGTGGAGTCCAACCTTTGTTGAGAGCAGCTTCAGACTCGAGTCCAAAGCCTACTGTCGGCCAATCTTCCTGCGCTGCAGGTGCCGCGATACCGTTGATCGTGACATCATCAAGTGGCATGAAAGGCGCGTTGTTACCGCACATAACCGCCGCCGCTGCTGCCGCCATCTCACCGATAGAGTAAGTGGGCGAGCCAGAGTCGTACAACCAAAGGCCGATGATGTACTGGGTATCGAACTGATCTAAAAGTGATGGGTCTGATTGAGCGCGGTTGAACACCACACCGAATGAACCGTACTGATTATTCGCTGGGCGATGAGGACCGCTCATTGCCGCTACAGTAGCTTTAAGTTTATCACGCAAAGCTGAGTCTTGACCGTCGTAAGGAGAAACTACGAACTCGGCCTTCACTCGGTCGATAGCAGTTAAAGCTGCGTCGCCTGCGCCAAATCCTGTTTCAGTGCTTTCGAGGGGAACGGCTTTAATCGCTACAAAGCGACCGGTAACTTGGTTAGCGCGAACCGCTGCCAAGACCATTTTTTGAAGCTCAGAACCTTGGCCGAACTTTGTGGCGCATTCGCCAGAAGCTGCTGTCAGGTCACCTGAATTGCTGATGCTGATTACTGTGTTGATACCAGTCGCTCCGGAAGCAGCGTGGCCGATCAAAAGCAGTTCTTGGTTTGAGCTGGGCGTGCCCGTTTCTGCAGCGAAGGTAATTTCCACCGGACGAGCAGGCGTCTTTTGATTTGGTAAGCTGGTTAAAGCCATTAGCTATCTCCTATTTGGTATCGGCGTTCACGCCTAGTTCTACTTCGGTAGTAGCGTTATCATCCTTGAGGCCCTGGATTTCACCGACGATCTTATCCAGGCTACCCAAGACCTCCTCAAAAGGCGAGTCCTTAGTGCGGTTGGTCTGTTCGAGGTATTCATCCCATACTCGTAGATCAAGCCTAAAATTCATTGTGATCTGAGTCAACGGGACCTCCGCAGCTTCCCACTCGAAGCCCAGGGTCTTGTCCACAGTCACAACTTTGCCCAGTTCATTAAGCCCAGGCACTAGGTCACAAAGTAAAATAAAAAACTCTGGCCGCCTAAACTGCTGGACTATAGCCCCACTCAGGGTGTCTTGAAGCTGCTGCGTCTCACCGCGTCGTATGTTAGCGGGAAAGATAATATCGAGTTTGAGGTCGCCGTTTATAAACCAGCTCTCGGACTCTTTTATAAAGGTCTCATTGTAGATACGGATCGCAGGGAGGTTTCTCATCGAGTAATCCATCCGCATATATCCGTCGATAAACTCCCCGAAGATTTTCTGCCAAGGGGTCACTTTCTTCAATTCCCGGGCTAGTATGGCGGTCAGGAATTCCGTCGGACCGTTATAGAAGAGTGTGGTCCCCTCTAGGCCGTCGTTTTTTTCCTCATACTCTACCCGGTCAATTCTTTCCGAGGCGTCAACCATTGTTCAGAATCTCCATTACATAGTTCATGACGGTCTGAGAGATCTCTTCGTCATCCTCTGCTGACATAGTATCCATCGGGCGAGCTGGAATTTTAACTGATTTCCTAAAAATGAACCCGTCTTTAGCCCCTTCGATCTTAACGCCTTCTGGGGCTGGTATCTTTAAAGCCTTTGCGTTTACTGGGCGTAATACCCCGCCTGGCATTTTGGTAGTCCCGTCGTTCATCATCTTGGCGTACAAGAGGCTGGTTCCAATCTGGACCGCATTACCGATCGTACGCACGACCGAACCCTGACTGCGGCCCGGCTTCTTGCCATCGTTCATTGGAGAGAAGCTCTTGCGTAAAGTGCCACGCTTTTGGAGGATCCGGCCTTTTCTCCAATTGAGAGGAGCCCATTTTTCTTTACCGTTATCCCCACCCTCAGCGTCGAACATCATGCCGCGGTTAGCTTGCATGGTGGCGGCCATAACCATCAAAATGTCATTTTCGTGTTGGCGTAGGATCTTATCCAGTGCTGGGACTGTGTAAGATATCTCGATCATATGTCGTCCAGAGTCCCGTTCCACCAGTTCTCAGAAGCATCATTAATCTGGGCCGATGGATAGTCTCCATCGCCTTGACTGGTAACAAATATCCCACCAGCGAACCCGTCGTCGGCGTGAGTGTTAAACCAGTTCTTCTTAAGCCCAGGGAGCGGTGGATTAGCCCATTGGCGAGAGTCTTCAGCGCCTTTAACTTTAGGAAGGATCTGCTCCGTCAGGATCTTGGTATATCGCTTCTCAAGTCGTCCGATATATTTCTCAGCATCTATAGCCGTGCCGCTGCCGAAGTCGGTTTCTAGAATTAGGATTACGGACTTAATTTTACAGAGAGTCTTAATTGAATTCTTACTTATGTCGGGGAGGGTTTCGAACTTGCTCCCAGTTTCGTGTACGAAAGGTGCTGCGTATCTAGGTGATAAGTCTTGTTCAACTTGAGTTTCAGCTTCGAGAATAAGATTGTTCGCGAGAGAGGTGTGCATCTTGTTCTCTTCTGACTCGTCGTCTGTGAAGCGAACTTTACCGATCAGTCTTATCCTGACGTCTTCGAACTTAATGTACTTACCCACGCTACCTCCAGTAAAAGTGCTGAGCCCCTTGCGAGGCCCAGCTGAACTGCGAGACCTTCAGCCGCAACCCCTGCCAACTTAGAGCCTCACAGCCCTATAAATTTTGTTCTTATTTTCTGGATCTGAGTCAATGCGCTCGCCACGGTATTGTGGTTGAACATCGAAAGAAGTCTCACAGAGTTCTTTTGCTACCTCTGCGTCCACTTCTACTACAGCTCCGGCCCTAACTACTGGGTGTTCCCAATCAAGGCCTTTATCAGTCTTAACAGGGACTACACAGTCTCTGACCATTCTGATCTTTGTTTTCGGTTCTGGTGCTACCATTTGGTGCTCCTTTGGTAAAGGGTTGTTAAAAAATAAGGGCAGCGCTTGCGCAACTGCCCCTATCTATTCCGATATTAAAGCCAAGTTATTAGGCAATAACCTTAGCTGTCAAGACGTCGAACGCTCTGGAGAGGTTCACGCCTCCTTTTACACCTGCGACTAGATCCATGAAGGGGTTACCTGGACCGCCACGAGTTCCTGGGCCGATGTTATCATCGACTACGAAGAACTTACCGAAGCCTGGGCTGTCGACTGTTCCTGTTGCCAAATGCGCGCCTTGTACCCACTCACCAATTCCGTCGCCACCTGGGAGGGAGGTCTCGAAGAAGATGTATCCATCTGGAATGAAGTACTGAGCGTTTCCAACACTGATCTTTCCGTTGCTGTCGACAGTCTCGGATTGGTACCAAGAGTTGACAACCTCAACAGGAGGAGCGCCTGGGATCGCGTACTTCAACAATGCTGCTAGGTCGAAACCTCCAGCAAATGCAGGGCTTGCACCCAAGCTGCTGATGAACGCTTTCGTGTTCGTGTTGTCCAAGATCCATCGTGACGTGTTACCGTTCATGATCATCTTAGTGATGCTGTACTTTCGGTACTGAGCCAATCCACCAGTCGTCCAGTAACGGATGTCCTTGAGTGGGTTAGCGGAGTTGTTCTCGTTGATACCGTCAGATGACCAAACCGCTCCAACTGGAGTAGCTCGGTTAGCACCTGGGATACCGTAAGAGAACGTTACACCCATGTAAGTGAAAGAACCCTGGAAGATCGCGTTCCATCGTTCGAACTCGATACGAGCTTCGAGACGACGGTTAAGTCGGTCAGCCGCTACATCGAAGTGCTGGCGAATGCCGCGCTTTGAAGTGTCTTGCTGACCAAGCTCACGCAGCCATAAGATGTCGTTCTCATTGTAGTGAATACCTTCTCGGTACTCAGGTCCCACGAACTCTTGAACCCGGTGACCAGGACGCTGAATGTATTTCAAATCAGTGCCTGATGCGTGCTCTAGAGTAAGACCACCAGAAGCTTCAATCACTTCCGTGCGGATCTTTCTTGATGGAATTGCTACGCTCGGAATGTACTTGCTGCCTTGATACGACTTAGGGTCGTTGACGATCTCGTGAATCAGTTTCTGAATCACCGACGTCTGTTCATCTGTTAAAAACTCATTAGCCATTTATTCCTCCAACCTTAGAATTTAAGGATTTCAACGCCGGTAGCGTCCTTAATTGTTTTCGCACCCAAGTCAGTTTCGCCATTTGAGTCGAGACCGACAAGCTTCGCCTTATAAACACTTCCTCCGAACAAAGCTCGTGAGAGCAATGACCCGGTAGTTGAAGGAAATTCTGTAACATCAGCTGGATCGAGCAACACACACTTAGCTGTGTCGAGACCAGAAGCGCCACCGCTGCTATACGCCGCATACTCGCTGTTCACGCTGTTTTGTCCCAACACTGTACCAGCCGCTAGGCCAGAAGCATTATAGGAAAGGCGCACAGGCAGTATTGTGCACTGGTGCCTGTTGATCGCGATGATTTGCGGGTAATCTCTGCGAAAGATACCATCTTTGAACTTTGCATCTACATTCATTGTTTACCCCTTTTTATCCGACCAGTTCTTCTGCTTTTAATCCTAAGACTGGAGCCGTCAATTTAACAAAGTCAACCAACCCAGTCTGCATTTTTTTAACTTCCTCTGCAAGTGCAGACATTTCTTTGCCTACATCTCCCACAGGAACATCGGAAGTCATGTCGGATTTCATGAGCGATGACATATAGCTTTTCATCTTTGCCTTAGCTTCGTCATGCTTACCTTCGTCCATCAACTTCTTCATCTCATCATACGCGAGGTCATACCCAGACATGTCAGTGGTGTGTTCGCCTTGCGGTACGTTATCTATGTGAATATTAACGTCTTTCTCTTCCTCTTGAAGCTCTTGAAGACGCTTAAGAGCGGCCTCTCGCTTGCTCGGCATATTCAAACGGGACTCGAGTTCTTGACGTTCCATTTGCATTTTTTTGAGGTTGCCGTGGAGCTGACCAGTAGACATCGCCCGGACTGATCCGTACACACCGAGGTGCAGAACGGCTTCACGACCTTCGTATGTTTTCAACGCTTCGTCGATCAGCTTTTCGTCTTTCTTTGCCATTTCATCGACATTCATCTTCTTGAGTTCAGCCGGTGTGATCTTGGCTTCGGCCTTCAATCGAGACAATCGAGTAACGATGTTGGACTTCTTTTGAGCCAAATTCATCTTGTCAGCAGTAGTTTTGAACTGCCCAACCAATCTCTTTAGGCCGTCAGCTGTGCCTCGAAGCTTCGCAGACATCTGCTTCTTAGCAGCGTCATCGGCATCAGCATCAGCGGTCATTTTCGCTTCGTGCGCATCCCGGTCAGCAGCCATCTTAGAAACAGACTCATCATCCATTTCTCCTAGCTTCTTGTCCGCATCTTCTTCAGACATCTTTTCAGTGTCCATAAGATGTTTCTTGCACTTTTCATACTGTGCCATTTTCTCTTTCATCTCTGCGTATTTAAGCATCTCGTCGTCTCCTTTAGATAGTTTAGATAACAGTTTTTCATCAATAAACTTCTGGGCTTTAGCTTTGCCGTCGGCCTCACTAGAACAAGGGCCGCCTCCGCGCTTCGCTTTGTCATCGTACACGTTCCAGTGCATTTGCCCTTTTTCGTCTATAACCAATCCTATATCGTGCTCTTTGTAAACTTTGAATATATCCTGGTTGTCGTATTCGTCTTTCCAAGCTAATCGCTTATATTTCTCGCTTTCACCGTTAATCAATTTGAACCCTGATTTCTTTTCTAACTCAGGGATAAGCTCTTTGATCGGACCATCTGTAGGATGTCTTTCTAATGAGAACTCCGACGATGTCTTGCCATCTACTTCAACCTTGACTCTGCTCGTGTCGTCGTCGCGAACGAGCAAAGAGAACTTCTTAGTTGGGCCTTGGTACTTATAAACTTCCCAGCCGAGACGAGAAAGCTTTTGCGAATCGTCTTCGCCGGATAGCTCGCCCTTGGACTTCAAATCTCGGATGACTGACTCAGCTTCTATTACGGCAGCACGCTCTTGATCGTGCATCTTGCCACCCTCGCCGTGGCCTTTGATAGACCAGTAGTATTTACCGCCGTCTTTGTGGACTGCATAAGACACTCCGAGAACTTTGCCCTCGAAGACTTTCCCCAGTTTAGACAACTCTCCTTCTTCAAGGAGAGCTTCTATATTTTCCTTCATATCTGAGACGGCCACGGCTTCCGTTTCGTAAACCTCTGGCTCTCCGTCACTATATTCTTTAATCCAAGCTCTGAACTTGAAACCTTCGTATTCGGCTTCTTTTGCAGACAGGGTCTCTAAGATGATAGTTTTGCCTTTATGCTTGATTTCCTTTCGAGCGCCCATTCTTTTGGCGCTCAAATTTGTATCATACGCCTCGTTGATCAATTCAAGTATGTCATCACGAACCTGCTGTTTAGTGGCGCTGACTTTTGTCCTAACCCACTTGCCTTGAATATTACAACGGCCTACGAAACCGCCACCATCGCCCATATTAAGCTCAGTAATTTCGCAGCGTACTGAACCGTGACCTGTGTTTTCCGTCCAGGAGTCGATAACTCTAGTGAGACTGCTCTTCAACAAACTCGCGTCCGCAGCCGCTGGAAAAGGCGTAATTGTAAGCTCACTGATCTTGTGGTTCTGAAGATCCGCACCAATGGAAAGGTGAGTCCATCTTCCATCATTTACGCGCTCGACATTCTCTTTACCGAGGATCTTAACCGTGCCCATCAAGGCTTTTACGCGAGTACCATCTTCTAACGTGTGCTCGCCGATCTCAAGATTGCCTACCAAGCGTCCAACCGTGTCCTTTGCGCTGGTAGAATGATCAAGCTGAATTGGTGGGGAGAACTTTGCTGGTACTCCACCTGTCCCGAGGGCTGCTAATTTTGAAAGGAAAGAGTTGTGATTGCCGGCTAGCTTGTCGATGTCCTCGTCTGTTATTTCCACAGCTCCATCAAGCGACTCAAACTTACCGCAGTAAACGAGCATCGCTTTCTTTTCTACGCTGCTACCGTCGTCCCCTAGTTTTCCTGTATCCTCGTTGAACGAGCCAGTTTGCAATCGGCTAATCATAGTCGTTTCCCTTATATCCTAGCTTCAAGTTGTGAAAGTTGGTTGGAGATTGTTCTCAGCAACGAGGCAGTGTTTTTAGCTTCACTGTCTTCCATCTCATCATAATAAGCGCCTAGCTTTTCAACTTTAAATTCTATATCCCTCAAAGTGGCTTTGATGTCTTTAATGTAGGGTGCTATCTCTCTGAAGTCCGCTAAACGAGCTAACTTATTCAAATCTTTTTCGTGATTAGTTTGCAGCTCTTCGCTGACTTCTTTCATGGTTCGGCTCATTATTCCCACCCTTTTGGCAGAGGATGACATGAGTGGTTAGCTCGGTACATCCTTTTGTTTTCTATCAGTTCTTTATGCCTTGGATTGAAGGGGCTCAGTGGCACCATCTCCGATCGGCAATTCCAGTGTATGGCTGGAGTCTCCCTGTCAGTCAACGGATCGCCCTTTTCGTAAACTAGACCATGGCGACCGCGTTTACCCTGACTCACCTTGTCTGAGCACCATTTTGTGGTCGCTTGGTCTCTTATTGCAAGAAATAAGTAATGGGTTACCGCATCCGATTGATCGTAATACTCCCTACGGACCTTGTTGTAATAGTTGGTGGTCTCAGTTTCAACGATGGTCTTCGCCCGCGCTTTCGCTCCTCTGCTGGCTTCTTCCATAACTTTACGCGCCTTTTCCTGGCTCGGAACTTCGCCCTCACGGAAGTCAACGCTCACCTTACGCCAAACGTCCTGGACTTTCTTGAGGTACTGCTTCTTTAACTGCTCCGCGATCTTCTGTTGTCGTTTAGGTAGAAAGCCCTTTTTGCGGTAATCGTCATACATTTGTTGCAGGTCCCTAAGACTCTTTGGGACTTTCATTTTCGGTGGCTTAGCGAGGCGTTTCGGCTTTCGAATTGAGATGAACTCTTCCTCATGTGTCGCGGTTCGGATAGCTGATGAACTTACCTCTAGAAAATGCTGAAAAATAGCATCCTCAAACCCCATACTTTTAATAAAGGTCGGGGTCATAATTTCATCCATACTTTTGCCTTGGGCTAACTGCTCTGCGATGCGCTCGTTAATACGCTCGATAAATGCTCTGAATTTAGCCCGCCACTGGCTCTCGATCTTGTCTTGTTGATTAGCAAAACGAGCCAGCAACCTGGCGTGGTCCGACCCGATCATCTTGGCTGCTTTAGAGAGATTCGCTTTGCAAATTGGCATAATTCCGCTAGTAATAGTTTATGGCGAAGCATGTCATTGTGGGCAAGGGAAATCTAGGAATGGACATAATGCTGGAGGCGAAGAAACTCGGCCACAGCGCCGTCATGTTGACGCAATCCGCAGGGTTCAAGTTTCCAGAGTCCATGCCGTATGTCCAGGAGCTAAAGCCCGATTACGTTTGGATTACTTCTGGAGCTGGTTCAGTAGAAGCGGCAAAGAAGAATTTCGCGCAGGTTGTAGAGACACACCTCACAATGCCGATGAAATTCCTTGAAATGATGCCCTCTCACGTTAACATTTGTTTATTCTCATCCGACTATGTGTCAGACGAGGATGACCCTTCTAATCCGAACCGATGCACTCAAAAGCCACGCAGCTTATATGCGTTAAGTAAACTTTGGATGGAGCAAGCGGTAAAGATGGTCGGTCGTCCTAATACGGCAGTAGTTAGGGTGGGGTCTTTATATGGGGCACACTTCCCCGAGCGTGGGCTGCCAGGTAAATTGCATTCACGCTTCCCGACACCTTGTGAAGTTCAACTGCCTCTTAATTATGTAGTGCCTACGACTACTAATTGGATAGCAGAGGTCCTTTTACGAAACACCACCAAGCTCTTCACAAACACTCCGACCATGCACCATTGCGCCCCCTTGGGTGGAACGACTGTCATGAGCTGGGGCAAACGGATCTTGGGTGAGGGCTATACGGTCAATTCAAAGGGCTTCGATTATGATCGGCCCCTTCACTCAGGATTGGGTTGTACTTTAGAGGTCCCGCCTAGGTGGGAAGATCTGTGGGGCTCCCCTTGGTGGCAGAAACCCAAGGAAGACCATTTGGCCGAACTATAGCCACCATATCCTTACGATGACCTATCTGCCTAATTCGAACCTTAGCGTTCATTTGCTCAGCTATCTCACGCGTGGTCGTTCTAGCGCCACCGCCACCGGCTTCTACCAGCATTTGTTGCCCTAAGTAGATTGAAATGTGTGTGATGCTGCGCTTGTCTCTTCCGTAGAATAACAAGTCCCCAAGGTCAGAAGTTTCCCAGGGGTAGATTTCGTGCCCGTTATCTGCTTCTGTAAAGTGGTGATAGAGCGCCTGAGCAGTCTGATCTCCTTCGGGATCAAGCCCGATGAGTTCGAGAGCCCGCTGCACGAACCCGCTACAATCAAGTCCGTCTTCATCCTGCCCACCCCAAATATAGGGAATGTTACCATAAGTGATCAGGTTGATGAGGAACAGCTCCCGTATCTTGGCTGCGTCGTCTTGGCTCACAGAGGGTCTCTCGGTTCAGGAAGCGGTTCTCTTAAGGTTCTAGCCCCGGTTCGCATTTCTTCTCTGAGTCTGCCGAAGATAGCGGCATTAGCGTGCAGGCTTTGGTCTTTCATTTTGCGGTAATCAGAAGCCGTGCCCACGTCACCGCCTATGTGGTCGGAAACCATATTTGGGACGTAGAGAGAATTGTAGCCAGCCAAGTTCACTCGGTCGTTAAAGTTCGAGTCTTCTAGACCATAAACATCAAACTGCTCACAAAAGAGGCCTAAATCCTCGACAAGCTCCCTTCTGAAAAGGGTGTCGCCGAAGACTTTATCTATTTTCTGGTCCAGAAAGTGACCGAAGCAGTTGAACTTGGAGCTCAAAATGGGTATTTCCGCCGTGCACTTAACGCCAATCAGTCCCGATTTGGGCACAAAATCAGCATAAGCGATCATTTCCTTCAGCCAGCCCTTGGGCATAACTATGTCGTTACCCATGAGCACGATGTAATCTCCACCTGATCTGAGGTAAAGCTGGTTAAACCCGCGAGCCACGCCTTCATTGGTCTTGTTGCCTCGGAAGTAAGCGGGCTTGTATTTGTCTACAAGTGTAAACAGCCGAGGGTCTTGGCTTCCGTTATCACACCACAGAAGCTCGATTTCTACCTCTGCTCCGTGGTTAGACAAGTTGACGTCCAAGGTTCGCTTAGTTTCCTCGTAGCGGTCCATTGTCATAAATAGGATTGAGACTTTTTTCACTTGGCCCCGCTGGCTAGGTATTCTCTAAGGAGCTTAATAGCCGTATCGTTTAGACCGATTTCTGAAGCTGACTGAAGGCAAACATGGTGCGCAGTTTTGGCATATCTAGCGTAGTCTTCTAATAGGGAAATTTCCTCTTCCGTCAGGCCTTTACGCTTCAAACCCACCATATTGAGTTTGGCGTGCTTAAAAGGGTTACCGTAGCCGAGCATAAGAGGATGCACGTTCTTGGTTACGACACTGCCCATCCCAACCATGCTATAACTGCCAACGTGAAGCCACTGATGAACAACCACACCAAGACCGAGATTAGCTCCTTCTCCAACTTCACTGTGCCCCCCAATCATCACGTTACAAGAAATGCTGGCCTTATCCTTCACAATAGCATCGTGTCCGAGGTGTGAACCTCTGAGCATAATGACTTTATGTCCGACTGTGGTGCATCTCTCGATACCTGAATTGATAGTCACGAACTCCCTAAAGACGCATTCGTCACCAATCTGAACGCCTTCGTCAATAGCACCCTCAAAAGCTGATCTGTGCTCAGCAGGAGTGCCTATGCTGACGTAAGCTTCTAGTCTGTTGAAATTACCGATTGTGACGTTAGGCCCTATAATGCAATAAGGCCCTATGTAGTTGCCGTTACCGATCTTTGCCGTCGGGCTTATCAGTGCTGTCGGATGAATTTGGTTTAGGGGTTGATCCATCCTCTTGATCGTTCTCAGGATCATCTCCGAAGTCAAGTGGATCTGGCTGCGGTATAGGCTCGGTTCTGACCTTGAACCCTGCTATTTCACGGGCTTTGTTGAGGTCATCCAGATCACTTAGATCAATAGCACCCATAGTGACGGCCTTTTCAACTGTATCCATTTCCTTTTGACGCTCGTCCTGAGTCAATTCCCTTTGCCCAAAGTCTCCGAACCCGTCCTTTTTCCAAGCTGACTCAGGGAAGTTGAGCTTAATCATATCGCTTACGAGCTGGTCTATTAGAGTCCGCACAAAGCCAGACAGAACCCCATCTAAGATCTTGTCGAAGGTCTTTGCGTGCTCTGCACCCAGGGCATTACTGCCTGTGCCGTCACCGTTAGTAAAGATCAGTGATGGAATGAGTAGCCCGCGCATGATGGACTTGTTCAAGAAGTCGAGCGATTGGATAAAGTCGCCGGCGTTGCTCTGCTGATTTACCCAGTCGGCCTCAATGAATTGCCCTTTCTTACCAGGCAAGATAATCACCGAGTCATTGTGGATTTTCTCGAACGCTCTCTTTACTGCTAACTGCGCTCTCATCCCCGCTTGCTTATTAGTCAAGTCGCCAGGGTTAGCGTTGGCTTCAGTATCAATGAATGTGTTATTTGGATCCACATACACCATTGTGAGTGGCGTTCCTTTTCGATCTAGCGCCGTCGCCAGCATCTTGAGGACTTCATCCTTAACCACCCAATGCTTGTAGACTCTTCTCAGTAGAGAACGGCCGTAATGGTTGCCGAACTTGCCTTGAGCATCAAACGAGTAGTGGATGCACTTGGCTTTTGGGATACGAATCGACAGGTAATTGAACAAGCTTGGTGTTCTGACCGGGTAAGGCATATCGCCGAACTTAGCGTAAGCGTCTGGTCTCCACCCCAAGGGGCCAGTCCCAAAGGTCAATCCACCGTAACCGAAGAAGTTACTAGCGCCACCGCCATAAAGAGCAGGATTGTAATTGCGCTGAAACTGCAAGATACCGTCTTGGGTCATCTCGCCAGTGCGCTCTACTTCAAATAAAAGGGTGCTGGGCGGTAAATGTACCAGCTTCTGAGGTACGAAGCCGTTCTCTGTGTTAGCCCATACCTTCTCGGCTACTGCAAAACCCGCCCATGAAGCCGACAGCAGCTCCTTCATTGAGTTAACCCAGCCGCCTTGGATCTCCTCAAGGCGCTTGTTTACCCACTCTGATATCTCTTCTGACTCATGCTGGTACTGACCAATTCGAGCAGCTAGGCAGGTGGTTAGAAAGTCGACGCCCGATCCGATAGTGTCGTCAGTATCAACCATTCGCTTGAAAGTTTCGACGCTTACTGTGGACGGGTTTTGGATGAACTTGTAGACCTGGTTGAATAGAGCGGGGACGTTCGTTCCACGTTGCGAGGTCAGATCTTCTAGGTTCTGAATCTCCGCGTGGCGGGCATAGAGCATCTCATCAAGCTCTCGAGTAGCATCGTCGTCCTGATCGAACGGACGCGTCTCCATACTCTCCAAGGTCGGAGCGTGAGGCTTAGGGTCCGGGCCCTTAGAGGCTAACGACGCCTTGTCCAGTGAATGGGGCTGAAAGTAATTCTTCGTGTTTGCCATTGTAACGCTCCATATATTCTCGCAAAGTCGGTAACTTCAGATCCTTATCGGACAAGATAGTCTTGTCAAAGCCCGGTGTGTACATCTCCCAAGGTATCGCTAGCTTGGGGTCCAAAGGATTGATTCCGCCGTCGCTTTCCTTATCGTAGAGGGTTGTGCATTTGTAGTAAACCACGGACTCGGTGATCGAGTAAAACCCGTGAGCAGTCCCTGGCGGGCAGAAAAGAGCCTTACTACCCTCTAACAGCTCTGCGTGCCAAAGGCCAAAGCTCGGTGAGTCTGGCCGTAAATCCACACATACGTCTAGGATGCGACCCGATATGCAGCGTACTAGCTTGCCCTGCGGGTTATTCCTTTGGATATGGAGACCGCGCAGGACTGAGGCTTTAGATAAACTGATATTGTCTTGGGGCCAATGGGTCGGCAGTCCGGTTTCCCTAAAAGCCTGCTCATTAAAAGCTTCGAAGAACACTCCGCGATGGTCCTCGAATTGTTGCCAGTTTAAAGAGAAGCAGCCGTTAACTACTGTTGGTTGAGAAGCGAGGGCGAGCCCCATGGTCACACCCTTCCTTGGGTAGCTGCTCTGCCCTCACGCATCATTCTCTTCCAGTACCACATGACTGTAAACCGAAGGTTCTCTCGGAATGCGGATTTGTTCGGTTTCCACCCGATCTTACGGGCTTTGCTGATATCTAAGGCATATCGCAAGTCATCAGTTGGGCGACTGTTAGTAAATCTCATCTTGAGTTCTGGTATTTGCTTTGGATTGATAGAACAGATCTCTTCGTGAATAGCGGAGATCATTTCTAGATTAGTCAGTTCGTAATCGCCTCCGAGATTATAGCGTTCTCCCGGTAAGCCCTTCTGAAAGACTTTGAAGATACCCTCGCAAGCGTCTTCGACATAGAGCCAATCGCGAACCTGCTTTCCGCTCTGGTACACTTCAACTGGTTCAGATAAGAGGATTTTGAGGATCGTCTTGGGGACGAGTTTCTCCTCATGTTGATTTGGTCCAAAGTTATTCGAGCAGTTAACGACAACTGCATCCATGCCATATGTTTCAGCGTAGCTAAGAACCAGGTGATCACTTGCTGCTTTCGATGCTGCATACGGGCTGCGAGGGTTGATCGGCGACGTCTCCGTGAACTTGCCCTTCTTGATTTGCCCATAGACCTCATCCGTCGAGACGTGCAAGAACCTGTGTGACTTGATCTCATCTTTCCACAGCTCTTTAAACTCTTCGAGCAAATTCCAGGTGCCGTTGATGTTGGTCGTGATGAAATCTTTCGGCCCCTTGATGCTACGGCATACGTGAGACTCAGCTGCAAAGTGGAAGATGTGGTCCGGTTTATACTCGTCCATGAATCTTTTCATTGCCAACTGATCTCTGATATCCACGTTTACCTCAGTAATGCGCCGGTCTTTCTTTACTAGGTATGGTCGTGCTGCATAGGTGAGCGCATCTAAAATGATGACCTCAGTAATGCCTTTGAGAGTCATTAGATATTTTACGAAGTTGGTGCCGATAAAGCCTCGGCCTCCGGTTACACAAATTTTCATGGGGTTGTTCCTTTCTTAGCTAATTCCGACGCCTGACGCCTTGAGTGCTTTACGTTGTTCTTCTTCGTGCTGACGGTACCAGAACAGGGCCTCTTCAACTTTCGTTAAAGCTAAAGCCATGCCTCTAGTTTTGTGTTGCTTCTGTAGCTCTGACAGTAGCTCCATCATCGCTTGGTCTATTGGTTTCTCCATTTAACTCTCCTATCTGGAAGGCTTGTTGCCCTTCTTGTTCAAGTAATTCTCTCTGCTTCGCTGGTGACTTCCGTAAACATTCTGGGCCTACGCCTAAGCTACGCGACTCTTCAGTTACCAGGAGCCTACCGCACACACTACAGTGCTTGGCAAACAATTCTCGCTTGATAAGATTGAAAATCCGCATGAGCTTTTTCATTAAAACCTATCGTGTACGCTGCCAATACTTGCGCTCTCCACTCGCAATCCTATATGGCCCGACTTCACATAAGGCAATAACTTCCAAACTGCATATCCTGCTCCGTCTGAGGCGTGAGTCAGCATCTTGTTGCCACCGTCGTCTAGCTTTGCTCTACCCAACTGGTGACTCATCTTCCACCCCACCATTTTCATGTCAGCGTCCAGCATTGGGCACTGAACCGGGTCGTAAGTTTGCCTGACGTTTCCCATCGCGTCTGAGAAGCATCGGTTCATGTTCTCTACCCGGTCCTTTACGAACGGGTTCATTTTCTCTTCCCCGCTCCACATATCTGAGTCGATCTGGTACTGGGCGTGAGCGTTATCCATCTCCCTGGCCATCTGAGCGTAGTCATGGACGCCAGCATTCGAGGTCGTGCCCCTGATCCCTGACTTGTCCCCAAATATTCGGTAGTAGAACTTAGGGTACTGATTGATTAGGACTCGAGTCATATAAGGCGTGCTGACTTCAGATCTTGAGATCTCCCCAAACCAATGAATGCTCTCGCTCCACAGCTTCCCGTTTGGGCCATAGATTGAGGGCCCCATCTGCCCAATTACCCAAACACAAGGGGCTGGTGCGTAGTTGAAGTCACACCCTACAATCAACGGCCTGCTTGGGTCCGGTCTGTCCTGCCCCCAAGGTGCAACTCGCATCCTGTTCTTCTCACTTGACGCATAGTAGGCACGACCACCCTTAACATTGACATGCTGCGCATTAAGCTCCTGTTGAGCCATAAGGGGCGAGTAGGTCTGCAGGAGAGTGTCGTAGAACTGGCGTGAGATGATCCCCGCCTCGACGGACTTGATCGTAGGGATGTGCATTGAACCGTAGAGCCTCTGACCTTTACGAAGGTTCTTTACAAAGCGGTTATACGCCCAATCCTCGCCATTTGCGGTGCTGGTGATAAGGCCGCGCCGATTGTTCAAGTCCTCCCGCATACGACTGAGGACGACGTCGTGAGTGTTCTCTGGGGTGTCTCGAGTCTCATCCAGCCAATACCAACTGAACTCCACACCCCGCAGAGCGTCAGGGTCTGACATTACCCGAGTGAAGACGTAGCAAGGGATCTTAGAGCCTTTGGCCAGTACGGTGGTGATGTTCTTGTAAGTCTTAAATCTTCTTACAGGGTCCCAAGAAAGGGGGGGCCTTTGGTCGATGATGTAGTCGTATTTGTAATGATCGAGCCAGTAAAAAAACTCCCTAAGAGTGGCTTGGGAGAGCTGATCGTATGTATTTGCACCGATGAGCCCGGTTCTCCCAGGGAGTTCTTCAATGTTCTTAAGGGAGAATTGGCTTCCTGTAAAGGTTTTACCTGTGTTGTGGTGAATGACCCCTTCTGCTAGGTAATTTTCCGTCCCTGGTATGTGTACGTCCCAGTATTCCTCAGGCTGATCCAGTCTCTCAATTCGCTTTACTGTGGCATAGCCTCCGGTGTAGAGACGCTCACATGAAAAGGTACGATTATTCCAAGATCCATCCTCTAGCGGACGGCAATCGCTCAACTTCTGAAATTGCTCTGTTAACGGGCATTCCAGTAAAGATGGTGCAGCGTTATGTTCTGAGCCGAGACCTTCCGCGGAGGCTAGTAGGCCCTCCACCGGGAGCGAAGAACCCGTTTTGGGCGGGTGGCTTTCGTATAGAGCATGATGGGTATCTGCTGCTGCGAATGATGAACCATCCTTTGGGTCGTAAAAGCGGGTATTTTCTGGCGCACAGGTTTGTGATGGAATTGGCCCTTGGAAGACTGCTGACTCCGCAAGAGGTTGTAGATCATCGTGACGGTTTAAAGCTGAATAATCAATTGGACAATCTGCGCTTGTTTTCTCGTAATTCGGAGCATTTGAAAGAGACGCTTCGCGGGAAGATACCCCAGTGGTCTCCTTCGGGCTTCCGTAAAATGCAGCTAACCCCGCGCCTACGGAAAGATTTTGAACCAATTCATACTTACCGGAAGATAAAGCAATCAGGTGCTCACCGTGAGCAACAAATTCTCCTGCTGAATGAACGACTCGGTACAAACGCTCCCGACCTTTTACGAAAGGTTGTTCACACCTTACTAAAACAGGGCCATCGTCACCCATTGACCACACCTGAGTACCTGCTTTTAGAGACTTAATTTCGACTGGTCCAGCTTCTGTCAAAACCCTGGTAGAGCCCCTGACGCAAGCAATACCGCCGCAGAAATACATATGTTCAAATGCGTTCATTAAGGGGACCACTTGCCAAGGCTGAAGCTTAATCTTTTCCATCAAGCGTCCCAGCTGGCTTATCAAGGTACTCGTCCATCAATTTCTGAACTCCTTCGGTGGTGAATTCCACATCCTGCACCAGGAACGTCACGCCACCGCTTTGCTCGATTTCACTGAGCTTAGCCGGGTCAGTATCGAGAACCGCTTTATCAATAGTCCAATTCTTGAGCATAAGAGTGCGGTATTTGAAGTCACCTATCTGAGTCACCGCAGCTGTAAGGGCAGCGATATCGCCGTTGCTGTACTGGTTCCAAGCGCAACTTTTGATAGTTTTTTCCAGATCCTTTTTTTTGATCGGGTCGCTGTTGACCTCTGGCCTCAGTTTCAACAGCTCGACGTATTCTTTGTACTCAGACCCCATCTGGCTCATGCGAGCGTTGATGATCATTTTCATTTGATCTGCGAACTTAGGGAAATCCTCTATCGTCTGTAGCACATCTGCGTGCCAAGCGTAGCGTCGGTCAAATAATAGCGCTGCCAGCTTGTCGGCCTGGTTCTCCGCGGTAATGAGCTTCTTTTCTTTTTGCCAAGCCTGAACCGCGAATTGTCTTCTAGTGAAGTGTGCGTCCCAACCTTGAGACTCTGCAAAGCGAGTCCAATCTATGAACGGAGAGTCCATAAACATCTGCTTAACTAGATCACGGTCATAAGAACCGTCTTCAAGTTTAGGTGGAAACTGATGTGCTCGATTTGGAGGTGCGCTCATTATCTGTAATCAGAGACCAGGCCTTCGCAGCATTTCCTCAAAAACTCCGAAACCGTAGTCCCGTGACGGTCACAGATTTCTGTTACCGAGTCCTTAACTTCTTCGCTGATCTTGATTGTGAGCGGCACCATGGCCGTCTTTTCTGATTTCGAGACCAGAATGGCCTCTTGTAAGCATTCGTGCACGTTAATCAATCCATGTTCCATGTGGAACCTCCCCTTATGGTTGTACCCCAGCGGTATTACCGCTAGGAAACCTTAAGGAGAGTTAAGGACTTATGTCAAGCATATGGTGATTCGATGACGGTCAGTTGGCCTTCTACGCGCTCAATAAACAGTTGGCCGTTCTGTTTCCAGCGATACCAAAAGTCCTGGTCCTCTGCCACGTTAAGCATAGCTGTGTCGCCAGTAGCTGCTGGGAATTGCAGGATATTGCATTCTACAAGAGTGCCGGTAACATTGTGAGGGACCCCGTCTGTGGCTGTTGCGAACTGTCCTGTCGCCCCTTCAAGGCCTGTAAAGTCATAAGGCCGACCCGTCTTTTTATTAATAACTTCCACTCTGATTGTGGCTGTTTCGCCCTTAACAATTACGATTGCCATCTGTTACCCCTTAACATTTGATGTCCGGATCGACCGTAACTTTACTGACGATCTCTTGAGTTTCTAGTTTCGAAATCACTTCGTCAGATTCTACTTCTGAAGAAATATTGCTAGCTTGGTTGGCCATTACTGCCTTCACAACCTTTATAAATTCAGAAAGACTTTCGGTCGCAACTCCAGAGCTGATAGCTACCAAAAATGATTGGTTGGTTTCGATGTTTCCTACGCTGTCTTTAGCCCTGACACCTACACGATAAGCTGTGCCGCCCTGTAAGAGACCAAAATCAGCTTCTTGAAAAATACTGGCCGATAGGTTTCTAGTGATAAAAAGAAGATTATTTGAGCTAAACAGGTCATTTACATCGTCGGTTAGCTTATTAAGATAAACCAGATATTCTATAGGCTCTGGAGTCCCTACTGCTGCTAACCAAGAAGCAGATAAACTGCCGTTTGAAACAGGGACCAAAGCACCAATACCGCTAAATGTTGGAGGTATGATGTCCACCACACAAGCGGCTGGGAGCAATTGCACTAGAGTCCGGCTAAACTGTTGGCTCACGCTTCTCTCCAAACGATATCAACGTCTTCTGGTATCGGCGCAGACCAGTTGTATCTTAATCTCGTTGTGTTGATTACGTTTGGTATTGTGCCAAGAGCCGAGAACGATCCTCCGCTATTGCTGCTGAAATCAAACTCTGCGGCGTGGGTGACAGTTGATTTCTCAAGAACCAAAGAGCCCGTTGCTCTACTGTAAGCTCTGACTTTTATTTCAGGCACGACGCCTGAGGCATAACTTTTAACCAACACTGCTGCGCTTTTAGGTGGAAATTCAGATTCTTTAGTAGTTTGCTCGTTAGCAGATGACCAGTGCTCGCTGTTATCGAGTTTACTTTCCAAACCTAAAAGAACATCGTAAATTTGTGCTGGAATACAAGTATCAAGACCGAGGTGATCTGAATAAATCTTAAATTGAACCTGATCGCCGGGTGTTACTATTCCCATAAGCTCTTCGCCATATGGAAGAGGAAGCCAATTTCCAGTTTCTACAGCAAAGCCCGTGGTTCTATATTCCACAAGATTGGCTCCTGTGAATTCGAACAGCTTATCAAAGGTTGCTAGATACCGATAAACCGAGTCCGGCGTGTCGAGAACTTTGGTAATTATATAACTATAATCGAACTCCGCTTGAGATCGCACATCACACAAGAAAACCCCTCTTTGTCCGACAGTGCTGCTGCTACAAGCTAAAATGCCGTTTTCAAGATCCATTGCGCTTAGTAGCGTTACGCCAAGAGGGATGACTTGTTTACCTGGATATCCTTCGTGGTATTCGTTGTTAATACCGCCAAAAACATAATCCGCTGAGTTGTTAAGAAACTTTTTTAGTACAAAAAGAGCTGTGTTAGTAGCGTAAACAACCCTTTGAAGCACGTCCGACCAAGCGGCCTGAAGAGTAGTTGGCGCGGTGATCGCATTAATTGTAGCAAAAATATTCACTGACTGAAGAGACGGCCAAGACGTCGTTCCAGCTGTCAACTCAGACAATCTTCCTATGTAAAGGTTTGAGGTCGTAGCAAAAAATGCGCAAGGAAAACCGTCTATTGACGCGTTAATAGCTGCTGGCTCTGCATAATCTTCTGAGTCGGTAAGTAGTAATGTACCGACCAAAGCAGGCAAATTTCCTGTTCTATGCAAAAACTGAGTAGTAGAAATGCCGTAAGCTCTTCCTATTGTTGCGCTAGTAATGTCCGTGGTGAAGTTAATCGCAGCTCCTCCAGTGGTCAGAGAAAGCTGGTAACTAACACCTGGCACAGAATTCACCACGAAATATGCTGCTACAGTCGTCAAAAGACCTGCGCCACCAGTAAGTTGAGTAAAAGTAACTTGGTCACCATTAACAAAAGGATGGCCTGCGTGCGATATCACGTCTGTAGACGCAAGTCCTGTTACTGAATAACCTGTCCAAGCGGGGGCCGCAGAGGTGTCATAAACATGGTAACGGTGTGAAGCCGCTAAGCCATCGTGAACGTAAAGCCGGTTATTATTGCGGTCAAGCAATCCACCTGCCGTTGCGACGTTCGCCAAATTAGCTGTATTATGGTTAGACCCTACAAACGCTGGGTCTTGGTTGAAATACACGGCCTTCTGATCATTGCCTGTAGCGAAAGGAATAGTCGGAAAACCCACTGGAACAAAATCAGCAAGATCAATTTTGTTAAGACAGAAAGTTCCACCATTGATAGTTACCGAACCTAAGGTTCCGACATAGATTTTCCAATTTGCGGTGCTCGTGTCTAGCGCTTTGAAATATCGCATGGTGTGGGTGGTGGCAGCTAGGTTAGGATAAGTGGCTATGATTTTACCTACATAAACAACTTCCATATCTGTGAAGCTGACAGTCCAAAGCCCTATAGTTCCCGCGCCGGTTGCGATCGCTTGAGCAACAAACAGTCTGCCAGAAGGGGTTAAATGTAAAGTAGTGCTGGGTGTGATGGCTGCATCGTTAAAGCAATCTATAAACTTGTTTAACGGAGCCCCGAGACAAGTTTTAGCATCAAGCAGTTTAGAAGTAATTCGGCCTCTGGTGACGGTTTTAGTTGGATCGTATGTCCCGCTAGTGACGTCGGCCACCAAATCAGCCACTATTGCTCTAAATCTCGTTTCCATCACTCAACCGCCTTTGCTCTGCGATAGGAATTGTAAATATACTGAGGGTCTACTGTTGTCAGTTCATACAAGTCTTCGTTGCTGTTATAGTACCTTATAATCAAAGCGTTCTCTTGCGTCTCATAGACTTGGAAGCTGCTACCCCAAAGAGGGTCTAAAGCTAGAGCACCTTCTTGAACGTCTATCCAATCGTTAACAGCTATGGGTATGACTATCCCATCGTAAACTTCATAATTTTTCTGAGTAGCTAGATCCGCATCCCAATCAGAATCTGGTGCGTAAATATCAGTCCTGCCACCGTCGCGATCAGACTCAGACATGGTTTTTGCTCCTTAGCTATAGAACTCGACGACGTCGCCCAAATCGAAAAGGTAGACCGTCGTTCTGCGCCACTTCGAGAATATCTTAAACACATGAAACTGCCAGTGCAACTCGTCAGGCGTCTCGGTCGCAGTCTCTACGGCGTCGAAAATGGGCTTAACCTTGTTATCGGCATCCTCTTCCTTAACTTGACGTCTCTGAGTGAGCCAGTGCGGGCTCTCTAAAAGGATTATGGCTGCCGTGACACCCGTGGGCTTCCACTTCCACCGATCTTGGCCCAGCGCTTCCATGACCAATAGACGATATTCGTGGACCGACGGGTGAAGCCGGTAAGCCTTCTTTTGGCTACCGTCGGCCTTGAACTGGCCTCCCTTAAAGTCTCGGTTTCTAAGGTACATATGGTTCAAACTGATGGGCAAGTCATGGCACTTGAACCCTAGCTTCAGGAGTCCTTTGTTCTCTGAATTTGTATTGTAGTAATTGAGAAGCAGCTGCATGACCTCGGGGTAGGTTTCCCCTAACTGGCCCGCCAGCTTAACGCGCATGATTTTCTGCCATTTAATTCTGGGGTGCTGAATGCCTTTCACTCTCACAGGATGGACTCTGGCATTGTTTTTCTCAATGCACAATTACATAACTAGTCTAGCTGAGCGGGCTTGATCCCCATGATCTCTGCTATGACTTCCTTGCGAGTCTCGTTCCACTTAGCGATATTATAATGCTCGTTTATGTAGGCCCTGGCTTCGGCGTTCATCTTTTGCACGTCTACTCGTTGGTTCAGAACGTCGCTCAGGTGCTTATCAAAATCTGCCAACCCTGTGTAGGTCAGGACGCCAGGAATACTCCACTCTTCCCAAGCCGGGCCTAAGGTGACCATGCCTGAGTAAGCGGCCTCGAGGTGGGCGATATTGCTCTTACAGCGATTAAAATTACTGTCATGCAAAGGGACCATCATCAAGCTGCCTGCCGTGGCGTTCAGGTGCCGCAAGTATTCCATCATGTCCATAGCAGGACTCACAAACGTCCTGTCGTGCGGCATATACTCTGTTACGAACCAAAGGTTGTCCCCGATAAACTGCCAAGTTGAGTCCTTTTTGAGCTGGCTGTTTTTGATGATCGGTTCAGCGTAAGACATAACGTCTCGCTGATGAGTCTTAGAACCTCTCCAGGTGATTAAGTTGTTCCGCTTCTGCGTGGGGTCCGCCAAAGGAATGCGGGCTTCATCCAAGCAATTCGGGAGAACGATAATGTTTTTAGCAAACTTGTCGAGCTGCCTCTTTAGGTGATGAGTGCTAACAGTTACTACATCCGCCATTGCTAGTAGGTTTGTCACCGCAGCTTGGCACTCAGGCTTTGAGTAGTTGAAGAAGGTCGGGTTATCAGTGGGCACGTCAAACAGAAGGTCGTCGTAGTCGATCCAAACCTTCATGCGGCTGTCTTTAGCCATTTCTGTAATAGTAACGTGCTCTTTGGTGTACGGCCTTTGCAGAAATAAGGCGTCACACAGGCCTAGCGTGGCCCAATTCCAGTTCTCAAAAAGGTTCACTGAGAAGTTGCGAGAGCTTTTCTTCAGCCTAGAAAGCGGGCCTGCTGCTCGGTAAAAAGACGTAGCGTCAAACATTGAGGGGATGTTGCAAGCAAGGTTGAACACAGGGCTGCTCCTGGTAGGGGTTAGTTATCTCCTACCCAGTACCATTGCTTACTGTCAATATTATACTTGACCGGGAAAGCTACCTGCCCGTTTTCCTGCATCCATTGAACACATTTCGTTTTGTGTTTCTCTAGGAATTCCTGCAACTTGAGCTTTGCGTATTCTTTATCTGCTTCGCTTGTTATTGGATTACCAAGATGATCTATCAGCCTCATGTCTCTCTCCTCCCGGGCAACACTCCGAATCGTAAGTGTAAGTCTCTACATCAAAGCATTGGCACTCTTTAGGATACTTGTCTAGGGTTTTGGTTTCCGTAGAGCAAGCCGAGATGAGCAAGATCGTTGAAATGTATGCCGCGAGGAAAAGTTGCTGAAGACGATTTCTAAAGTTGTTCCGCATTCGTAGCTCACTTTTAAGGTAGTTGTGTCGCCTACCTTTACACGATCAGTCCCAGGAAGTCGAGGCTCTGAGCAGTAAGGGCAACGATACGCACCTTCGGGCGCACTCACAAGTCTCTCTCTTCGTTATTAGGAACTATGAACACTAAAGGAAATAAAATAAGAACCAAGAGCCAGCGGAGGGGGGTCATTTCTTTAGCTCCTCAATCTTCGCGAGGGCTTTACGCGCTGTTGTTTGATTTGAAAAATGATGTGTAGCTAATATCTCGTTATTTTCTTCATCCGAGTTGCAAAGCTCTGTCCCAAACGAAGGCCCGCCGATAGACTGCAAAGCTTTCTCAGCAATCATCAGCATCTGCAAGACTCGCTCGTACTGGGCCCGTTCGGTTTGCAGCTGAGCAATAAGATCAAAGACAGAAAGAGACGCTTCTCCGGGCGCCTCATCTTTCGGAGTGTCGGTCATAGCTTAGTCCAATGCGTTTGTGGTTTTCTAATAACGTGCGTCCAACTGTCGGACCACATTCTAAAAGCTACGTCTTCTAATTCCTTAGGTGCCGCTAACGACCAACCATCATTTCTCATATAACCTACTTCTGGAACTATTCCCATTTGGATAGCTCGTCTCATTGGAACAGCTTCGCCTTCGTAATTGATAACAACACGATCAAATCCTTCAAAAAGAATTGGTTCGTCGCTCATCCCCTCACCTCTCTCTTCGTTTCGTGTTCAAGTAAATCAGCGCATCGACTTGGCGCTCTCTTTCAGCATAAGCAGCAGCAGCAGCATAAGCATAAGCAGCATAAGCATAAGCAGCAGCAGCAGCAGCATAAGCAGCAGCAGCAGCATCAGCAGCATCAGCAGCATCAGCAGCATAAGCATAAGCATAAGCAGCAGCATAAGCAGCATAAGCAGCAGAAGCATCAGCAGCATAAGCAGCAGCATAAGCAGCAGCATCAGCAGCAGAGAAGGCGCAATCCAACGCAAACACCTCTACGTCGAACCTACCCATCACTCGTACTGCTACCCATATTT